GGTCCTTCTGCTCCTGCTGGTGGTCCTACTACTCCTGTAGGTGGTCCTACTACTCCTGCTGGTGCTCCTGGTAGTGGAACTGGTACTGGATCCAGTGGTAGTAGATCAACCGGGGCTCTAGGTGGTTTATTTGGAAGCTTATTCGGATCAAGAAGTGCCTCATCACCTACCACTACTAGTACAGGAAGTACAATTCCTACAACTACAGGAACAGCAACAACAAACTCTAATAGTAGTGAATCATTACCTACAGGTATACCTAGTGAAATCAATATGGGAGATGACAGTATAATGTCACCGCTTACTCCAATGACTCCATCTGTTTCTATGGATGATGAAACACAAGCAAGTCATCATTTACCATCAGTAAATACTGTAAAATCTGCGCCAGGTAAAATAGAAGGAAATAAACCTATTTATGAAGAAGATGAAACTATTGTAACAGATTATTCGGAAGGAATACCAGGTGTAAAACAAGCACAAGGGCCAGCATCAATATAAATAAATAATATTCAAAAGATAAATAATATTATTTATATTCTTCTTTAATTTCTTGAGTTAGATGTGTATTTTTACTTATAGCTCTAATAATCTTATTTGTTTCTTTTTGGTCTTGTTCTATTAAAGTCATAGAGTTAAAAACTAAACTTGTTAATTTAGTCTGCAAATCTTCATCAGTTTTCCAACCATTATTAGCTTCTTGCCACTTATTAATCATAGTTCTTTGTTTAGTAGCAATTTTAGTAATACTAGTTTCAATAGTATTTAAATTATTATCTTTTTCCCATACATCATTATCTTTTATATATAAAGTTTTTCTAGAAGGATCTGTACAATGTATAGGTCTTTCAAGAATATCCATATTATTCAAACCATCAACAAACATACTTGTTATTGTTTTTGTTAAACCATTTTCTATTGTATTTTCATAAGTAGCACTAGTTATTGGTAATGTTTCAATAAAATCAGTTAAATTCATAGCATTTTTACATTTTTCATTCAAAAACATTTGAACATTAAAATTATTGCTGATATTATTATGACTGTTTGTATTTACGATATTATTTACCCCTACATTTGGTATTATTTCTTTTAATACTTTTACTAATGTCTCTTGATTATCTACATTAAATTTTGCCATTGTATTAACTAATGTAGTTAATGTTTCTTTATCTAGAGATTCATTAGACAGTTCTTTAGTTTTACTTGTAATTTGACTTTGAAGAATGTAGCATGTTTTATTATGTCTTAATAAACTTTGTCTATGTTTATAACTCATGCCACATACACACTTGAATTGTCTAGTGATGTAATTTAACATCCCGTCACTAGACCCTACATCAGACACTTGAGTACTGTCTAATAGTTTTTCATTATTATCTTCATTACACGTAGGTAAATTATTCGGATGTTTTTTTACATCAATTACATCAAAATGGAGCATTTTTGCAGCATGTATGTGTTTACGTGTGCTACAATGACGTTTCCAATCACCTAGTTTGCTGCATTTAAAGTGACAAATATCACAGTGATGTAAATTGGATGTTTTTTTACTCCCATTTGCAGCCACTTTGAGCATATATTGAGCATTGAGAAAATATCTCTAAATCATTTGCTTTTAAAAATATAAAATTTACAATAACAAATTATAAATTATTTTTTTTGAATTTAGACCATTATGCTGTAAAGTGGGTTTTCACCATTTTTTTCAATCCTATTTCCAAAAATCAAAAAACAACACAAAAAAGTTGTGTGTTTTTTTTAAATTTCCAAATGACTTTTGAAAAATTGTGAAAAATGAAAAATACTACATATATCAAATACATACTGGTTATTTTACATATTTTTATTGTCTACATCGTGTAGTGTAATTACTACATAATGTAAATAAGAATTATATATATATTATTGAAAATAGTTGCTTGATATCAAGGTAAGTTGCACAAAAGATCCTCGAAAATCCGGAAATCCATATTTGGGGTGATTGTTGCCCCCCAAATCCTGTGATGTTTTGGTATAAATGATAAAGAGATTTCATTTATCATTTATTTAAATACTACATAATATAATTTTATTTACGTTGTTTTCTTGTGTTTGTCTTGATAGATCTAGCATATTTTCTAGTATATTTATGTTTTATTTTTCCAGCAGATTGTGCTGTAGGTGGTAAGTAAATTCCTGTAACCATTGGCATTAATTTATCACTTGATACTGTAGGTTTAAACATAACGTCAGATGATAATGGATTTAAATTAACTACATCCATCGGTTTCATATTTTCAACTAATTCATTAAATACTGTTTGATTCATGAGTAAATCAGAAGATATTATAGGTTTAGCATTTGGATCAATAGACGATACTGGTTTAGGTCTTAGATCATTCAAGGTGAAAAATATTGATTTAAATTGTAATTTTGTTGAGTCTCCTATAACTTGTCCTGTTCCTAATATAATTCTTGTATTTGTAGCTCCTTGATCAGTTCTTACTAATTCGCTGGTTTTTACTTTCATGGCACTTTTCACAGATGAAGGTAAATTTGACATACCCATTTCCTTTAAATCAACCGCATTAAAAAAATTAATGTATAAATAGGCTGTGTGTGCCAGCATATTACCACTTATATTTCCAGATAAAGCACCTGTTTTAGTTTTTCTACAATATAATGGTTTTAAATAGTCAGGATTTTTGCCACTTTGAGCTGAACCACAATCCAAACTAATAACTTCTCTTTGCGTTTTTGCATATTTTTTAGCACTACAAGGATGTTGATATCCTTCACTCATAATTCCTGTCCAACTTTTATTAGGTAATGCAGGAACGGGATCACCACGATTTGTTACTCTTCTAAATAAAATATTTCCTTCAACTGTTTGTTTACAAAAATAATTAGAATAACCACTACTTAATACCCTTGGAGCTGCTAAGGAAACACAACATATTTTCTTTGAAAAAATATTATACGGAGCTTTTTGATATTGAGGCAATTGTGTAAATTCCATCCAATCAGCAGCAAATAGAGTTGTTAATGCACCTCCTAATGAATGACCTGTAGTAAATACTTTCACAGAATCGGGTTTAGAAGCCTTTAAATAAGTTGTTGATAAATAGACCATACTTTCAATAATACTATGATACACATCCTCTAATATTTTATTAATCCCTGTTAATACACCAAACATTTGTGCTTGATTTTCTTTTAATAAATTCTCTAATTCTGCTTTTGTATATTGTTTTGCGACATTAAAAGGAACAATAGATGAAGGTTTAGAATATGAACCTGCAGATTTAGCACTATATGTTCCTCTAAATATTACGAATATAGAATTAGGCATTCTTGTGTCTACTAATATATAATATCCAGCATAGTTAGAAGTGGAAATAGAGGTATATGCAACTGTATAATCTCCCGCACCACCTTTCATTTCAGTAACCTCTAATTTTTTATCTGACTTCGGTTCATTTCTAATAGTTCTTCTTTCAACAAATTTAATATTAACATCATTAATTTTTTCTGCCATTACTTTAAAATCTATATGATCTTGTCCTTCAAAATTAAAAACAGGAATTTTTTCTGATGAAATTGTTTTTTTATAGATGGATGGATCAAATATTTTACTTATTGGAACACTATTAATATCTTTCATTAAAGCAGTTTTAATAATAGGGCCAAATGTATCTAAATACGCTGGTAAGAAATCTTCACTGGTAAAATATGCTAAACGTGATAGTACAGTACTATAAAAGACAAAAAAAGGAATATCTCCAAATTTATTTTCTTCTTGTTTTGTTGACATATAAAATATAACAATAATTAATTTAAATTGTAATATTTATTTTGGTTCAAATTTATCTTGAATTTTTTGCAATAAATCATTATTATAAATGCCAGATGGTTTGTAATTTTTAGTTGAATTATACTCTTTATTTTTATTTTTATCTATTTTTATTATTGAATCTGAATTATTTAATATTAAATTATTAGGATTTGATGAAATTTTAGATTCATTTTCATTTTTATCTGTGACTTGATTACCGAAACCATCGATAACAGTACCAGTTTGTTTTTTATATTCTTGTCTAACATAACCAGGAACCCAATGTTTCCAACTAATAAAAATTAAATTAGGATTTGTATATCTAACTTGAAAATCATTTTCTCTCAACTTTCTCAAAATATAACCAGTACATTCTTCAACACTGTATCTTGAAACTCCAATCATCATTTCTGGAATTAAATACCAACAAAATTGTTCTTTACCTTGATTTTGACGAGATGTCATTTTAATTTTAGTATGAATTCTATTTAAAATTTTATTATATAATTGAAGCTTATTTTCTGCAATTTCTCTTTTTTTTTCAAATAAGTCATCTAAATTAATTTTATCATTCAAATCATTTTCGTCGGATAAAGTAAATATATTCATATTATTTTTTTAAGAGAAAAAAAGTTTTAAAGGAATACGATTATATTATTTAATGATAAAACATATAGTTATCAATGGAGGAGGACCGACTGGTTTAATAAGTTATGGTGTATTAAAACATCTACATAAGGAAGAATATTTTAATATAGAAGATATAAAAACTATTTATGGAACATCGATAGGTGGAATATTTGGTGTAATTCTATCATTAAAATACGATTGGGAAACATTAGATGATTATATATTAAAACGACCATGGGAGAAAGTATTTAAAATTAATCCAGAAGATTTTTTTAATTTATTTTATTCAAAAGGGTTATTTTCTTTCAATGTTGTAGAAGGATTTTTAACAAAATTATTTGAAGCAAAAGATTTATCAATAAATATAACATTGAGTGAGTATTACAAATATAATAATATAGAACATCATTTTTTTACAGTTAAAGCTGACACTCTCGAGATAATAGATTTAAATTATAAAACTCATCCAGATTTACCATTATTTCGCGCATTGGAAATGACAACAGCATTTCCAATATTTTGTAAACCAGTATTTTATGAAAATGAATGTTATATTGATGGAGGGATGTTGGATAATTATCCAGTAAAATATTGTCTAGATAATGAACAATGTGAAAAAGAAGAAATACTAGGAATACGAAATACTTATCCAATAAATAATACAAATATAAATGAAAATATGAATTTATTAGAATATTTACAAAATGTATTTGGAAATATATTAGATAAATTACAAAATGAGAATAAATTAGATAATTATATACCAAATGAAGTAAAATGTTTTTGTGATAAAAATATAACAAATTATGAAACATGGTTAAATAATTTGATAGAAATTGAAAAAAGAAAGGAATTAGTAGAATATGGAGTAAATTGTGCAGAGCAATTTTTAAATTATACAAAGCAATTATCATCCTAAAGTAGATTTTAAAAACTCCTCTAGATGTTCTTTTGTTGGTTTTGCATCATATTCAATAATTTGATTACCTTTTACAAGTTTAATTGTAGGAAAACCTTCAACTTTATATTTATCTGCTAAATCACTATTTTCCTCTCCATCGACTTGAATAAATGATAATGTTTGTCCATTATATTTTTTTCCGTGATATTTTTCTTTTAATTCTTCCCATACAGGTATAGCTTTTTTACTGTGGGGACACCATTCCACTGTAAATATATAAATTAAGATTTCTCCACCTCCATCATCCGGCTTTTCTGGAAATTCTTCATTGGGAATAAATTCTTTCTGAACAATAGGAGATACATACATTTTGTAAACATATCCAGCTAAAAATAAAAAGAAAATTACTGCTAATAGAATCATCCAAAATCTGGAATTAGTCAATACTTTGTATGCTTTTTCTGTAATATTCTCTATCATATATATATTTTTATTATATAAAAGAACGATCAGTAACGAATTAAATTAATCCGCCTATTAAATAAATAATGAATATAAACACAAGAACACAATATACTAGATTCAATAAAATATTATTTCGTAATTCTGCTAAAGACGGATTTAAAAATAAATTGCTTATATTTTTCCATTCTAATAAACTGTATGATGATTTAATGTTAATTAATAAACAGCTTCCAAAAATAATGATTATTATAGTTCTTGCTATATTACTTTTTTTTTCACGTAATAAAAATACAAATATAAGAATAATTGCAAGTATATTCAAATAAAAAGAAATTTTAGTATCATCACAAAATTGTTGATATAAATTATTAAGAGATGAATTCATATTATAATATATGTATAAAGTTTTTTCTCTAAATAATATAATACTATGAAAACTCGTAAAAATAAACATAATAAACAATCAAAAACAAAAAAAAGAGTTTTTTCTAATAAAGATTACAATGCACCAGACGGAATGCAAACATATGCGTGGGGTCCCGCATTATGGCATTCACTCCATATGATAAGTTTTAATTATCCAGTGGAACCTACTTCTGAACAAAAGAAAAACTATAGAAATTTTATGTTAAATTTAGTTAACGTGTTACCTTGTAAATATTGTAGAATGAATCTTAAAAAAAATTATAAATTATTTCCTTTAACAATGGAATGTATGAAAAATAGAAATAATTTCTCTCGATACGTTTACAAATTACATGAAAGAATAAACAAAAATTTAGGCAAAGATTCTGGTTTATCTTACTGTGATGTTAGGGAAAGGTATGAACACTTTAGAGCTAGATGTGTTGATGATAAACCTAAATTATTTAATTTTAATAAAACGCGTAAAAATAAAAAGGAAAAAGGATGTACTGAACCTTTATATGGAAAAAAAGCTAGATGTATAATAAAGATTGTTCCAAAAGAATCTAAATGCAAGACATTTCAAATGGATAAAAAATGTAAAAAATCAAAGGAATAAATAAAAATATATATTTATTATATAATGGATAGCTGTCCTAGACCAATTACAACTACAGATGTTGACAAATTGAAGAGTAAACTTGGCTCTGAGTATGATTTGTTAGTTAAAGGTATTGAAGAATTAACAAAACAATGTCCTAAAATATCTCAAAAGGGAGCTAAAAAGAAAAGAAAAGGAAGTAAATCAAAGAAGAGACGTCAAAAGGGAGGAAATATACTTTCAGCCCAAACATTTAAATATATTACATATGCTATTTTTACTGTAATTATGGGGTATATGACATCTGGTGGAAGTATTGCTATGGAAGGAATACTTAACGGTTTAAGTGCTGTATTTAGCGGAGAATGTGGGACAATGGGAAATCAATTATGGGGAATTTTTGGACTTGCAAATCCTGTATGTGCTGCCTATAATTCCACTATGCTTTTAATAACAAATGCCCTAGCCCTAAACCCTATGGCATGGGGTGCACTAGGCAGTCTCGCATATGCAACACTTAAGGCACCATTTATATTAGCATCTAGTGTAAAAATATCTACATATCTAATGGCTAGAGTAATTCCCGCAGAGATATTGGCTCCAGGTCAATTACAAGTATTATATCAAGAAGCATTAGGTGCACTACCTCAAGTTCTAGCTATTACCAATTCACAACAACAACAACAAATTCAAAATATTTTTCCCGCCGCTATTGAGGCGCCACCACAGTCTGCTGCCGCCGCCAACAGTGAAGATTCAGGGTTGGCAAGAACCTCTTCCATAGAAGATGCTGCGTCAGGATTACTTTCTCTTAAAAACAGTAACACAAGTTACGGAGGAAAGAAAAGGAAAAGTAAGAAGACAAAAAAGACAAAAAAGACAAAAAAGACAAAAAAGAGAAGAACTAGAAAATACTAAATAAAATATTATAATAATAATCTTATTATATTTTATAAATGTCATTTTCTCAAGATCAATTAAAATCATTAAATAATTTAATGCAAGCAGTCAGTACTGAAACTGCACCATTAGAAGAAACTTTACGAAGATCTGCTCGTTTAGCAGAAAATCCTAAGGAACCAGGATTTTATAAAGTAGGTGGGAGAAAAACAAAAATGTATGGAGGCGGAGTTTGTGAAGATAATTGGGTGGTTAAGATGGCAGTTGATTCTGCAATAGTATTAGGAGGAATTGCTGCAACCATGGGAGTTGCATATACAGGATATTCTTATTTAGAATCATTTATGTCCTCATTTGGACTAGATAGTGCTATAATCGATTCTATCAAAGCTATTTATGAAATTGTAAAAGCATCTGGTTCGTTAGCGTATCGAGCTGCATCATCAGCAATAGACGTAGGAAGTGCTGTTGTTGGTAAGGTTGGTGACGTAGTTCCATCGGTGTCTCGTGCAGTTGGTAGTGTAGCGGTAGCAGGAGCTAAAGTAGCACCATTTGTTGCACTAGGACGATATATTGGAACTGAACAAAATGCTTTAGATGATTTACAGTCAATATATAATAGCTTAATTGCTCAACAAGAGGCTATTAAAGAATATAGTGGAAGAATAACTCGTTCTATATCTGAAAAGAAAACACAATTACATGAACAATTGGAGGATATTAAAATAGAAATACAAAAAATGAGTGATGTGTCAAAAGATAAAGCCTCTAGTATGAAAGAAAGTACTTCTACTGCATTTGGAAGTATACAAACAGTAATATGTAGAACCATAGATAAGATTGTAGAAACAGGTGAAAGTGCTGAAGAAGCTATAAAACAAGCATTATTACCTTTTTATGGATTAGAAGATATTAAAATAACATTAGGAGGGAAAAGACGCAAAGCAAAGAAATCTAAGAAAGCAAAGAAATCAAAGAAATCTAAGAAAGCAAAGAAATCAAAGAAATCAAAGAAATCAAAGAAATCAAAGAGAAAAACTAGAAAATACTAAATCCAAGGTGTTCTTTGGAATCTGCATTTCCTGATAAATAATTCATGAATTAATTTAATTTTTTCTTTATTTAGTGGTTGGATTATTATTCGTGGTTCCGATTTTTTATACCCTAATAACATATTATTTAATATATTTTATTAAATAATATTTAAATGGATTTATAAACCAAATTGACTAAAATCTGCTAAAACAGGTCTAGGTAATAAATTATCATTAGAACTAGAATAATTAGGTACTTTTTTACATTCAAATGCGGGTTCGGGACATCTTGCACATGGAGGACATGGTTGACAAGGTTCTTGTCTTGGACAAGCAGATGCTTGAGGACATACAGGACAAACAGGAGGTACAACTTCAGATTTTAAAATATATAAATCTGATTGACCAGGAGGAATATCTGAATAAGAAATACCATTAACAGTGTTATCAGAAGTGGCTACAACAGTTTGACCGGCAGGTCCTGTAGCAACGGTAGCTTGATTACCTCCTGGTCCAGTATAAGTATTAGCAGAAGCAGAAGAATAATTATTACTGGATACTGCAGTGTTTCCTTGAGGACCTGTATATGCACTATTGCCTCCTGGGCCTGTTGTTTTAGTAACAGTGTTTCCACCTGCGCCGGTATATGACCTTTGTGAAGCCATACCTTCACGCATAAATGTTCCTAAACACCCACAAAAGATAAGTGATAATAATAAAATAATAAATATATGTATTTTTTGGAACTTCATTATATAATATACTTTAAGAAAATTTAAAAATTGAAGATTATAATAAAATATTTAAATATGACAAATAGTATGTCAAGAGTTAAACCAGAACCTCTAAAAAAATTTTATAATGAAGAATGGGATAAGTTAGAGATAGGAATAGATGAAGCTGGTCGTGGTCCGTTATTTGGACGTGTATATACCGCAGCAGTAATATTACCTAAAGATGATACCTTTAAATATGAATGGTTAAAAGATAGTAAAAAATTTAGTAGTCAAAAAAAAATATTAGAAGTAGCAAATTATATTAAAGAAAATGCATTAGATTGGAATGTAACATACAATAATGAAAAAAATATAGATAAGATTAACATACGTCAATCTGTATTAAGTAGTATGCATGATAGTATTAGAGGAGTTATGAAAGATAAAGAGAAAGAATATTTATTATTAGTTGATGGAAATGATTTTAAACCATATATACGTTATGAAAATGAATTATTTATTCCAATAGATCATCAATGTATTGAAGGTGGAGATAATAAATATTGTTCTATAGCAGCAGCATCTATTTTGGCAAAAACAGAAAGAGACAAATATATAGAAAAATTATGTGATGAGAATCCAGAATTAAAAGAAAAATATGGTATTCATAAAAATAAAGGATATGGGACAAGAGAACATTTAATGGGTATATCTAATCATGGTATAACTGAATGGCATAGGAAAACATATGGAGTTTGTAAATTTTATACTTGAATACCTTCTAAGAAGTGTTTATTTTTAATAATTCTATCCTTTGAATTAGCTATTTCGGGACAATTGATAATTTTATTTATATAATCAATACCCTCGTCTTTTTTATTCAAATAATAACAAGAAACAGATAATTCATCTAAATTAAATGGAAAATATTTAGATTTTTCTACAAATAAATGATATTTCTTTTTTACATCTAAATAATTATCATTATTTACAGTTTTAACTAAATATTCATATCCTTCTTTCCATTTATGTCTTTGATTGCAATATTGTCCATAAATATAATAAGGTTCACAACGGTCATTAAATATATTAATTGCCATATCAATATATTTTTTAATGAGAAATGAGTCGTCTGGATTAATTCTGATTAGACATTTAGCTATTCTTATACAACTTTCAAATTGTTCTTCTGTCCAAGTATTTTTTAATTTTAAATATAAATTATACCATTTAATTGCATCTTCTAATTTATTTGAATCCATATAGCTTTGGGCAGTATAGAAAACCGATCTATTATTCAAATTATCTGGATCATCAAACAATGTATTAAAAAATTGATCTTTTAATCTTAATGCATCTTTATAATATTTTTCAGGGTCATTAGACCTAGAACCAGTATCTCTAGATAATAAATAAAATGATTCAGATATAAAAACTCTTGATTCACTATAGTTTTCTTTATCTAAGTCACGAATAGTAGTATGTGCCACACCACAAAATTTCCAATGATGACGATTATTAAAAATTAGTAAGACATTATAAAAAACACCTCTATAACAATTAAAATAATAAGCATCTGCAGTTTCTTTATTTAACAATGAAAAGTCAGGAATTCCATGAAATATGTCATCAGCATCTAAATGTAATATATAATCAGTTTTATTATAACATCTATCAAATAATTGTGTTTTATTATGATCAAATCCAACCCACTCACCTTCAAATAATTCTCCTGGTATATTTTTTTCAGCAAAAAAATCTTTTACTAATTGTATTGTATTATCAGTAGATCCTGTATCATGTACAACCCAATAATCAATATATTTATAAACAGATTCTAAAGTATCTCTTATACAATGTTCTTCATTTTTACACATAGTAGCAAAACAAATAGTTTTTTTATTTTGGTTACTTTTATTTATCATATTCTCAATGTTATTTTCCATTTATAACTTAGATATTTGTATAATTTTTAAGTTAAAATTCATATGTATTAAATTGTTGCATAAATGAGGTAATAAATGGTTCTTCATTACATTTTTGAACATCAAAGAATAAATTTTTATCACCAATTACAATTAGTTTTTTTTGTGCTCTAGAAATAGCTGTATATACTAATTTTAAACGATTTGTTCCCCATGATAAACTATTATGAAGGGGTGAACAAATAAACACTATTACAGGTTTTTGACTCCCTTGATATTTATGTACAGTATTACAATAATTCAATGTAAAATTATCTTTAATGTCGCCTAGATCTATATATTCAAAATTATCGTCATTGTATTCATTAGTGTCATATAAAATTTGTGCTACTGCTCGTTTTTTTAACTTACCATTTTTATCAGGAATCATTTTATTTACAAAATTAATAATTCCAGTATCACCATTAACTCTTATAACATCTTCTTCATACTTATTTTCGGTTCTCATAATAAAATCGTCCTCTTTGAAATATCCATGATAAAATGAGTTATTCGGATTATATACTTCATTTTGTAAAAATTTATTCATTTCAAATGTTCCAGGTTCTTTTCCATTCTCAGGTGTAATTATTCCAATATTTTCTTTACCATTGTCATGAACTATTCTTTTAAATAAATTAATAGATTTTTCTCTATCCTTAAAATCGTGTTCAATAAAAGTAGTAGTTATTCCGTCAAAATCTTTGTCTGAAAGTGTTTTATTATTAATATTGATAATACAATCTTTTAATTTACCATTATCTTGTCTTTTAATTTCAGTTAACAATTGAGTATTAAATAAGTCAGAATTTATTATAGAAGCAAAAGGTTGTCCTTTTCCAACAGGAGGCAATTGATTAATATCACCACATAATAGCAAACTACATTGAAAATAATCACAGAAATTCAATAATTTTTTAAACATAAATATGTCGATCATAGAGGCTTCGTCGACAATAATTTTATGTATGGTATGTGGTAATTTATCTTGAGTTTCTCCTGTATTAATTTCCTGTTTAATTTTTGGAAATGTATTTAATAGGCATTTATGTAATGTGCCACATATGTCTTTATTTTTAATATTTTCGCATTTTTCTAGTAATCCTTTTATAGCTTTTCCTGTTGGTGCTTGAAGTGATATATTATAATAAGGATTCTCGTTTTGGTACCATTCAATAATGGCTTCTACAATAGTAGTTTTTCCGGTTCCAGGAGGACCAGTAATAATTGATAAATCACCTATAATTGCAAATTTAATAGCTTGAATCTGTTCATTAGTAAGTTTATATTTTTTTTTATTTTCAAATGAAGTAATAAATATAGTAAATTTATCTTCATCGATATCATTATCGTTATCATAATACATATTCATAACTGTTTCGCCAATATTTTTTTCCAATTCAACAAATTCTTTAATACCATATAATCCTTTATATGACGAATGTTCAATCAATAATGAATTTAAGATATTTAAATATTTATTATACTTACCTAATAAATTTTTATCTTCACAAAATTTTCTTAATTTAAAATACCATCCCTGTTTAAAAGGTCTATCTGAATATGTTTTATAAATATTATTAGAATTAGGATGGCTTTTAATTTTATAAAATGATCCATTATTATCTTGTAAAGCAAATATAGCCCATTTAATTACTAATTCATTATCACTAATAGGAATATTTAATTTTTTGTGGATTTCATATGCTTGATTGAAATTAATAGGTGAAGACTGAATATCTATTAGAGAGAAAGGTTCAGTTAAAATGGTTTTAATAAAATATTTGGAATGTTTTTCTGAATTAATTTTATCTCTCATTTTTTCAAATGTTTTCATAGAAAATTTATCTAGATTATCTTGAAATAAATTTATAATAAATTTTATAGTTTTTTTTAAAGTGAAAACAGTATTCTCTTGATATGTATAATAATTATCAGTATCGAGTTCATCTATGAAATGTTGTTTGTTATTTATAATAGAAATATTTGATCCGTATTTTGATTGAATTTTTAATTGTTTATTTATGGTTTCTTTATACAGTACAATGAATTTATCTATTTTTTTCTCTAATTCAGCATTTTTTTCTTCTTCTTTTGATTTTTTTTTTAATTCTGATACTGATTGTATAATTGGTGGTGCTTCCATGGTTATTTATTAATATCTTTATCCATTTAACTAACTTCAATTTAAATTTAAAAAATAAAAATTGAAGTGTTAATGTCCAATTTAGTTATAAGTATTAAAACAATGAGAATATTAGTATTTGATACTGAAACAACTGGATTACCAAAAGAAAGGAATCCAAGTATTTACCGAACTGAACTATGGCCGTTTGTAATTCAACTATCTTATGTAGTTTATGATTCAGAATTAAATGAAGTAATGGTTTTGGTAAATGACTATATTAATATAGCATTTGATACCGAAATTTCAAAAGAGAGTCAAGAAGTACATAAAATTACTAGAGAAATGTTGAATGAAGGTATTACAATAAAAGAGGCGTTACATAAATTTAATGAATATTCAAAACATTGTGATCTTATAGTTGGTCATAATGTTTCTTTTGATAAACGAATGGTAATAGTGGAAGGAATACGAAATAAAATAAATATGGAAGTGGAAGAAACATATTGCACAATGAGGAACAGTACAGAAATTTGTAAAATAGAAAAAATAAATCCTAAAGGAGAAATATATTTTAAATTTCCTACTCTTAGTGAACTTCATTTCCATTTATTTAAAAAAATTCCAAAAAATACTCATAATGCTTTAATAGATATATTAATTTGTTTACGATGTTATTGTAAAATAGAATTGAATAAAGATATAACAAGAATAAATAGAGAAGTAAGATCTTGGATGCGGGAAACATATTAAGCTGAACACATTTCACAAATTTCGGGTTCATCGGTATTAACATCATTTTTTTTATCGGGTTCAATAGTGAATTGTTGAGCTTGGTGTTTAGCTTTGCGTCTGAGATAATATATACCAGTTTTGAGTCCAGCTTTCCATGAATAGAAATGCATAGATGTTAATGTTTTATAATTTGGTTCTTCCATCCATAAATTAAGACTTTGACTTTGACAAATAAATGCACCTCTATCTGCTGCCATATCAATAAGAGTTTTCATAGGAATTTCCCATACAATTTTATATTTATCTTTAATGTGTTGAGGAATGCCAATAATTTGTTGAACACTTCCGTTATTAGCAATAATACTTTTTCTAACATCATCACTCCAAATTTTTAAGTCAATTAATTCTTTCATTAAATATTTATTAACAATAATAAATTCTCCTGCTAATGTTCTTCTTGTATAAATATTACTAGTAAATGGTTCAAAACATTCATTATTACCTAAAATTTGAGCTGTACTTGCTGTTGGCATGGGAGCTACTAGAAGTGAATTACGAATACCATATTTTTTAACTTGTTCTTTCAAAATGAACCAATCATATCTATTGGAAGGAGTAACATTCCACATATCGAATTGAAATGTTCCTTTAGACATAGGAGAGCCTTCAAATGTACTATAAGCTCCACAATATTTATTTGTTTCCAAATGATATTCAAATTTATTTAAAATAGATAAAATACCATTATTTTCATATCTACCATCTCTTTTAGCATTTTGAATAAGAGTATATCGTTCTTTTGCGATTTCCATAGATTGTTCCACAGCTGCATGATATATAGTTTCAAAAATAAATTTATTTACTTCTCTAGCTGCGTCACTAGTAAAAGAAATATCCATTAGAGCAAATACATCAGCAAGACCTTGAACACCAATACCAATTGGTCTATGACGCATATTACTTTTATGTGTTTTTTCAGTAGGATAAAAATTAATATCAATAACTTTATTTAAATTATCTGTAACAACCTTAGCTACTTGATGTAGTTTATCATAATTAAATGATTTATCTTCATTGACAAACATAGGTAAACCAATACTAGCTAAGTTACATACAGCAGTTTCAGTAGAATCACTATATTCAATAATTTCAGTACATAGATTAGATGATTTAATAGTACCAAGATTTTGTTGATTAGATTTATTATTAGCTGCATCTTTAAATAATAAATAAGGTGTTCCTGTTTCCATTTGACTATCTAAAATTTGAAACCACAAATCTCTTGCATTAATAGTTTTTTTGCCTTTATTTTCTGATTCATATTTACAATATAATTCTTTAAATTTATCACCATAAACATCAGATAAACCGGGACATTCATCTGGACACATAAGAGTCCATTTGTCATTAGTACTAACTCTTTCCATAAATAAATCAGAAATCCATAATGCATAAAAAAGATCTCTTGCTTTCATTTCTTCATCACCATGATTTTTTCTCATTTCTAAGAAATTTTCAATGTCAGCATGCCAAGGTTCCAAATAAATAGCAAAACTACCATTTCTTTTTCCTCCTTGATTTACATATCTTGCAGTAGCATTATAAACACGTAACATAGGTATAAGACCATCTGTATTACCATTTGTGCCTCTAATATGACTACCAGCTGCTCTAATATTATGAATATGTAATCCTATGCCTCCTGAATATTTGGAAATTTGAGCGCAATCTTTTAAGGTATTATAAATACCACTAATACTATCGTCTTCAAGAGCAATTAAATAACAAGAACTTAATTGAGGTTTGGGAGTACCAGCATTAAAAAGAGTAGGTGTAGCATGTGTAAAATATTTTTGGGACATTAAATCATAAGTTGTTTTTACTTTTTCAATATTATTTCCATGAATACCAATAGCAACTCTAAGCCATAAATGTTGAGGACGTTCAATAGGTTTTCCATTATATTTCATTAAATATGCTCGTTCAAGAGTTTTAAAACCAAAATAATCTATCAAATAATCTCTATTATTTACAATCATATTCTCAAACTCAGAAGAAAATTGAGAAATAATATCAAATAAATCTTTACTAATTAGAGGGTAATGTTTATTATGAATATCATGAAAATTATATAATTTTTCCATTACTGAAAAAAAAGAACTATCTGTGTTTTTATGATGATTAGAAACAGTAATATGACTTGCTAAAGTGTTATAATCATTATGTTGTATACTTAAAGAAGCACATTGTTCAGCAGTTAATTCATCGATTTGTGTGGTAGAAATACCGTCATATAATTGATCAATAACTTTCATAACAAAAGAGGTAAAATTTAGTTTAATTTTACATTCTTGACCAATAGATTTAACACGCTTTAAAATTTTATCAAATGAAATATTTTCTAATTTACCATCACGTTTACGTACTTTCATTTCTCGTTCCATATTATATTTATAGTATAAAGATTATAATTTTAAATCATTGTTTAAAATATTATATAAAATAAAAAACTAAATAAAATATTTTTATTTTATATAGAAATGATTAATAAAAAACTAACCTTTTTAATTTTAGCATTATTATTTGCTTTAATAAGTTTTCCAATAATACAGAAATGTAAAGAAGGTTTTACCAGTTTAACACCTGGTAAATTTCCTGTAAGTGTATCGGAACCTATATTGTTTGAGGATTATCCAACAAAAGATAATATGGGAATATCGATGAATACATATCAAGATAATTATCCATCTTTTCCTATATTTGGGTCATCTTATGGACAATATACTAATAATGTAAGATATTGGGCGACACCTGATAATGGGCAATGTGCTCCAGCAGAATTTTGCAATGGTTTATATAATGAAAAAAAAAATATTAATATTGAAAAGACTCCAAATCCTATCCCTTTTGCATCACCACAAGTTAGAGTAAATTTTTATGGTTCTCATCCGGAAGAATGTCCTAGACAGGTTGAACAAGATTTCCACTAACATCTGAAATATTTAATTCAAAATTAGTATTTATGTAAATAATTTGATTTTGTAACTTATTTACATTAATTAAACAACTAGGTTTATTTAATGAAGCATCATTTAGAGAATTTGAACGAGGTTTATTATTTTTTTTAGGAAATCTATGTTCATGACCAGAAATTCTTTCTTTTACAATAATATCCCAGACTTCATTAATTTTTACAATAGCATGTTCAAACCAAAATTTATTTCTCAAAACTAACACACAACTGTATTTTTCAAGTCGCCAATATATATTTTTAATCCACGTTAAATTATTATTTTTTTCCAGAATATTTTCATACCATTTATCATATTGTTGTTGTGTAATTTTAACTGGTGCATATTCGTAAAATGGTTTTCCTTCTTTAACAAAGTATATCATAATTCCTTTTAATTCTTGATTAGCAGAATATGTAAATGTTCCATCATTTATAAATTCTTCCTCAGAGTCATATTCTTTAAAAGCCGTTTCTAAGAAATCACATTCATTTAAGTCACATGTTTCCATTTGTAATTGCATTTGAATCCAATATTCTTCTTTTGGAATACCTGTTATAGTTCTAGATACAGGATTTTTAATTTCTAACATTCTTCCATACCTTTCATTATCAGGTTTAACATTTATTCCATCAGGAGAAGCACCAAGAAATTTATATTTGTCATGTTGTATACAGCCAAAGTCCTTAATTTTAGTATTATAGTCATTTTCATAAATCATAATGGATACGTCTTCATATTTATTTCCATGATGAAATGCAGAATCAGTATTTACAGAATTAAATTTATCTACATTAAGATCTTTACATTTTTCTACAATAAGTTGATTTTTGTTAGATTCTGATTTTAAAGCTTTCCATGCCGAACTAGCTGTAATTAAATTATGCCTAAATTTATACCATTCAGGAGTACGTTGTTCAGGTTGAGGTTTATTTTCAATATAATTTATTTTGTCTGCTATTAATTGATAATTTGGGGGTTTTCTAATAAATGAATCGCTATAAGAACGATTAGGATATATTTTTGAAAAATAGTATTTTTTAACATTATCATAACATTTTCTAATAGTATGTTCAATACTAGAATATTCTTTAGAATATATTTGAGATAAAGTGAGAGAAATGTTAGAATAAATGTGTTCTTGTAATAAATTCTCAAAATTTTCATAACTAAAACATAGCGGATTATTTTCAATAAAATCATCTATTAATAAAGAAATATTAACTTCAATTTCATCTTTTTCTTTTCGGGTGAATAATTCAATTAAATCTTCTTCTGAATCACACATAGTTGTTTGAATATTCATTTTATATAAATAATATATTAAGAATTATTTATATCAATATTTTTTTTATTTCGGTTTTTTTTAGGAGCTAATGATTTCAAAGTAGATTGTCTTTTATCACATCTTTTAAGAGTAAATTTTTTATTTGATGAATTATAAAAAAGAGATGGAATTGATAAAATAATTCCATTATCTTTATCATAATTAACTTCCTTTGTTTTAAGGAATCGTTTTCTATCTAAATTATTAGCTAAAAATTTGAATAGATCGATTTTTTCTTGATCAGTAATATTATTGTCTATTTGATATTTATTAACAAATTCTTGAAATTTAACTAATTTTATTGTTTTATTTAATTTAATCCATGGTTCATTAGAATTACCAGTATTTTCTTCTTCTAGAAAAGAGTCAAAATTAGAAATATTTTCTATAGTTTCTTTAGATTCTTCATTTGAAGAATTTAAAAGCATCGATTTATATTTTATATTTTTTAATTCAATACACTCATCTGACATTATATAATATAAAAAGTAAAGTTTATACTATTTTAAAATAATATAAATAAAAAATTATATATTTAGATTTTAATGAATAAACAAATTGAAATTTCAGGAAAAAGAAATATTGATAAAATAAATAAAACAAGGAAACCACAAAGAAAAGTAAGTGAAAACTGGAAAATAGATGAATCATTATTTACAAATAAAAAACAACTAGAATTAATTAATAAGATATATTTGGAAGAAGAAGGAGAAGAAGAATTATGGGTTAAGAGAGAAATTAAGAAAAAAATATATGGGTATAAGAATCAAGATTTAACAAAAAAAATAATAAATTTAAATAAATTAATATCTCTCGATCAAACAGTTGAAAGGTTAGTTGAAAGTAAACTTAAATGTTTTTATTGTAAAGAAAATTGTGATTTGGTTTACAAAGATATACTTGCTAAGAAACAATGGACTTTAGATAGAATAAATAATAATGAAGGACATAATTATGATAATGTAGTAATATCGTGTTACGAGTGTAATATAAAAAGAGGAGATATGAATAGTGAGAGATTTAAAAGGGGAAAAGAAATAAAAATAGTTAGAAAAGAATTTTAAAAATAATAGTTATTATTATGAATCAGGAAATTAGTTATTTAAAATGGAGACCTACAAAAATTAATGAAGAGAGAGAGAAAAGTGTTATGAAGGATAAACATAAAAATATTGGGAATAATGTCATGGAAACTATATTGCAAGAAGGTTATGAATTTATGAAATCAGAATCAAAGAGAGAAAGTCAATTTAATAAAATGAATGAAAGAGAAATGATTCCTCAAACTAATTTAAATCCATTTTTCTCTAATAATTATTTAGAAGATTTACAAATACAAGAAGATTTTTTAACTCCGCAAAATTCAAATCTGGATTTAAAAGTTAAAGAATAAAAGTATTTAAATAAAACAAATTATTATTATTATTAATGAATACAAATTATAGTACACAGAACGATTTATTATTAAATAATTTATTAGAATTTTACAAAGAATCAAACAATATGGATAAAATGTTAAATATCATAAATGGTAAATCGAGTATTTCTTTAAGAATAATAGATTGGTTTGCCACTAATTATGCAAAAAAAAATTATACTGTATATCAACTAGAAGGAAGTGAAAAAAGATTTAAAGTTTATAATGATTATAAATTAAAACTCAAAGCATATTCAAAAAGAAGATTTGATCCTTTTTGTAGGTGGGAAAGAATAACTATTCCTTATAATGAAGAATCTGGTATTCAAACTACAATCGGACAGTTAAATTTTTTTAAATGGGCTCTTGAAAATAATGTAATTGATTATATTGAACAAAAATTTAAAGATATTGAAGCAGATATGAATAATAGAAATAGTACATCAAAAAATAAGAAAATAGATTCAAATTTAAATAAAACTCGAAAAAAGAGAGAGGAATTATCCGTTTCTGCATCAAAATCTATAAAAAAAGAAAAGGTAGAAATTATATTAAAATTTGATTAATTAGATAAATATTTAAATATTTAATAATATTTCATATTAAACATTTAAATATGGGCAATCAAACATCAATTCAAAGAATTAATTTTGAAGATATACAAGAAACTATAAAAGACAATAAAAAAAATATATTAATTAATACACTTCCTTCTAATCTTCAAGATTGTTTAATTCCTAATACAATTAATATTGATCAAGAAGAAAATTTAATAAATAATTTATTAAAAACAGATAAATCTACTACTATTATTATTTATGGAAAAAATGTTAATGATATCACTGTTTACGATAAATATGAACAATTAATAAAATTAGGATTTTCTCGTATATATATTTATCCTGGTGGAATTTTTGAATGGTTGTGTTTGCAAGATATTTATTCAAGTGATAATTTTCCTACTACAAAAAAACAATTAGATATTTTAAAATATAAACCTATATCTGTTTTTAATAAATTGTATTTAACAGATGGTCTAGATTGAAGAAATGATATTTTCATTAGAATCTAATGCTTCATTTGCTAATTTATCTGCTGCTTTATTTTTATCTCTTTTAATATGTTGGAATGTTATTTTGTCAAATTCGGCTATTTGTTTAATTACAATATTATAATAAGTAGATAACTGTTTATTATTTACATTGTAAATACCATTAATTTGATTAATAATTAATTCCGAATCACCTTGAACTAATACATTTTTTATATTATTGTTTATACACATTTTTAAACCAGATAATAAAGATAAATATTCTGCTTGATTATTAGTTCCTGAAATTACTTGAATCTGTTGAGATCGTTCATCTAATATTTTTCCATTTTCATACAAAATACATCCTAATCCTAATTTATTAGATGGATTTCCCCTACAAGCTCCATCAAATTGTAAAAGATATTTACTTGGTTTTGCTTGTGATATAATATCTTCATGTATCCATTTATCTATTGTTGACAACCAAGCTCTTTCTGCATCAATATTATTAGTTATATCGATATTAGCATCAATTACCATCCTTTTCTTTTCGTTACATAACCAATCTTCATGATATTTATGACATTTTTGTAAATATTCTAATGGTATTGTTTCACCTTCCCTAGCTCTAATTTTAACTCTTTTATCACATACTTCTGGATCAGCCTTTACATAAATAATTCCAGCTATATTAATTTCATCTAAGAATTCATAAAACCATTTATTATAAATTTGGTATTCATCATGTTCAATGTTTCCATCATCATATAACATTTTTGCAAATACATTTTTATCAGTCTGAACACATCTTTCGGTAATAATAATTTTATATTTTTTTTGAATAGCCTTTCTTAAAAGATTTAATCGTGATATATATGCCATCATCTGAAATCTAAAAGCATATTTTTTTGTGTTTTGATACAAGTTGGTTAAAATTGGCGTTCCTTTATCATCGATAATATCATGCCAATCCTCTACAGGTTCAGGAACAAAACATATATCATTTCTATCTTTATAATGAAGTTTCAGTTTATTATAAAGAGTCGATTTACCCGACCCAATGTTACCATCTATACTTAAAATAAGAGAATTCATTTATTATTTATAAATATTTAATTATCATTATTTATTTTCAATTTTAATTAAATAAAAAAATTGAATTAAAGTAAATCAAATAGACTATATCATAGTTTAATTCACAATGGATTTAAATCAAGAAAAGCTTACTAAAACTGAATGGGAATCTACAGAAATTCCTATATCCGAGGATGAAAAAGAAATTATGCGCCTAATTATGACAGGCTATCATGATATTAATCATATTTATAATAAAAAAAAATCTATGCTTAATTATTTGTCATTACAACCAAATATTAATTTGATGGAACATATTTACAATGCATATTATAAAGAAAAAATAGATAAATTAAAGAAAAAATATGCATTAGATTTTGAAGATCTAGAAAAAATAAAATTTAGCAGAGTAAATTCAACAGAAAAAGTTAAATTAGATAATTTATCTAACAAAATAAAAGAATGTCAAGATAAAATATTTGAATATATTTTATTATATCTTTCAGAGGGTATTTTAAGATATAAAGTTAAGAAAAATTGGGATAAATTTAATAAATTTTATTATACTTTGTTTCATATAATTCAATTTAAGATTACAAATATAATTCCAAAAGTAAAATTATTTGCAAGTAAAGTATTAGAATATGGTAAAGAATATATTAATATTTCGGCTCTATTTGAAAAAGGTTCTGATTTAATTGAGAATAATGTTGAATTATTTGACTATAAAGATTATAAATTATATCAACATCAGAAACAATTATTTCAAATTTATAAACAATCTGAAATGTATTTACAATTCAAAAATAGTGATCCATACTTTAAAAGGTTATTTACAAACGAAGAATACGATGAAGAAGAAGAGATGAGGATTAATCAAGCAAAACAGTTATTCGAAAGATTAATGAAACCAAAATTAATATTATATACTGCTCCAACAGGTACAGGTAAAACGCTAAGTCCTATAGCATTAGCTTCAGAATATAAAATTATATTTGTATGTGCTGCTAGACATGTCGGTCTCGCTTTAGCTAAAACAGCTATTTCAGTTGGAAAAAAAGTTGCATTTGCTTTTGGATGTCACGATGCTAGTGATATTCGTCTACATTATAATGCTGCAGCTTCTTATTTTAGACATGAATATAACCATGATAAAGAAAAATGTAGTTGTGGAAGAAAAGGATGCTCTAAGGACGGTCAACCATTTAAATATAAAGATGGTAAAATGAAAGTTAGAAATGAAGATGGTTCAAATGTAGAAATTATGATTTGTGATATTAAGTCATACCTTTATGCTATGAATTATATGTGTGCTTTTAATAAAATACGTGAAGAAATAATTCTCTATTGGGATGAACCAACTATTACGTTAGACTATGAGAATCATGAACATCATAAGGAAATTCAAAATATTTGGTCTAAAAATATTATTCCCAATATTGTTTTAAGTTCGGCTACATTACCATTAGAAAGAGATATACCAGAAACTATTTCTGATTATAAATCAAAATTCATAGGAGGACAAGTTCACTCAATAGTAAGTCATGATTGTGAAAAATCTATTCCTATTGTTAATAATGAAAATAAAATAGAACTACCTCATTTAAAATACAAAGATTATAATGAATTACAATCTTGTGTCCGTCATTGTCGTAATTATATGACTTTATTAAGATATTTTGACTTAAAAGAGATTATTAAGTTTATTTCTTTTGTAGATGAAACTGAAGATTTACTACCTGAAGATAGAGAAAATGATTTATCAGTTGAATATAAATATGATGATTTATCTAACTTGAATATTAATTCAATAAAAGAACATTATCTAGAAATATTAGAAAATATTAATCCTGAGAAGTGGAATCTTGTATACAATTATTTTCAAAAAATTAGACAAAAAATATTTGAATCAACTGTTTATGTAGGAACCTCAGATGCTCATACACTTACAGATGGTCCTGCAATATTCTTAACTCAAAATGTAGAAAAAATTAGTAAATTTATATTACAAACATCCAAAATTCCTGCTGCTCAAATGAATTATCTATTAGAAGCTATTGAGTATAATGATAAATTATTAAATGTAATTTCAGAAAAATCACAGAAATTAGAAGATGTTATGGGAGATGAAGTAGAGAAAGAAAATAAAATGGCAAAACAACAATTAAGTCCCGAAGCTAAAAAACTAAAGGGTGAGATAGATGAATTAACTAAATTGGTAAAATATGTTGAATTAAATGAAGTATATATTCCTAATAAGCCTACACATTTAAAAAAATGGGCTGATAAAGAGATGGTTACTAAAGAGTTCAGTGGAAATATTAATAGTGAAGATGTAGAACAAATTATGTTAATGAATGGTGTTGATATTACATGGAAATTATTATTATTAATGGGTATTGGTGTATTTTCCTCAAATTTGCATAAAGATTATACAGAAATTATGAAAAATTTGGCAAATAATCAAAAGCTATATTTAATTGTTGCAGATAGTGACTATATTTATGGAACTAATTATCAGTTTTGTCATGGATATTTATCAAAGGACTTGGAAAATATGACTCAAGAAAAGACAATTCAAGCAATGGGGAGAATGGGAAGAAATAATAAACATATGGATTTCAGTATTCGTTTTAGAGATGATACTTTAATAGAAAAAATATTTCAAAAAGAGGAAAATCGGCGTGAAGTTATTAATATGAATAATTTGTTTTGCACAGAATTAGATTTAAGTGACTTTTAGATAAAATCTTAAATAAATTGTACTTTATCTTCGCCTATAATTCTTTTCATTGATAAATATAATATTATAGTGTCACAATAAGATAATGAATTTACATTGAGTAAATTATTATTCCAAATACAAATTTTTTTTATTGGGTATGCATAGGTAGTTATTATTAATTCCAGTCCTTTATCCCATTGATTGTATATTTTTAATTTACCACAATCTGTTGGTATTATTGAGTTATATTCTTTTACTATTTCTAGAATAATTTCTTCAGATAAAGTTATGTTAGATACTTTTATCATTGTTATTTTTTAAATAAAAAAATTGATTTTATTTTAATTCAATTTTTTTAATTAAAATATGAATTCTATTGAAGAACAATTAACTTCTTTACCTATTGTGATCTCTCAAGCACAACAAACTGCAATAGAAGCACAACAATTTGCAATAGAAGGACAACAAGATGTAGAACAAGCTGCAATAGAAACTAATAATAATTTAATGTGGGGAGCAATAGGAATTGCTTTAACACAAGAAACATTTCAAAATAAATTAGAACAATTAATTTCTGATATAAATGATGGTAATTTTATTAATTATAGTCAACAAGATTATATTAATATAGCATCAATAGTATTAAACAATATAAATTCTCATAATTTAATTGAAGATATTAATAATATAATAAAAATATTATTCAATAATTTAGATTATAATATAAATAAAATGGATAAAGAAGTCACAGAATTAACAGATGAAATAATACAAAAAATAGATGAAAGAAGAATACAAATTATTGATGGAAAGAAAAAATTTTTATTCATGCCTCAACTAGAACGGCAATGTAATTGGTCATATAGTTTGTTATCTGATGAATTTGTTAAAAAACTAGGAACTTACAGAGATTTATTAAGATTTAAATATTATATGATTTGTCAATATATTGAAGATTTATTAATAAGAAAATTAAAAATTCAAACTGAAACAATCAAACTAGAATTAGCAATTAGACAACATTTTCATTTACCAATATATATTTGTATACAATGTAATTTGGTGAAAATGGTTGAAATAAAAAATGAAGTAGAAAGGTTAGTAAAAATAATGGATTCAAGAATCTTAATGAAAAAAGATAGACAATTTCAAATTTGGGAAGATTGGTGGACAGGTACTAATGAGAGAAAAGTTTGTCCATTATATAGTGAATATGCAGATAAAAAATTATTAACATTTGGTTATAGATGGTTATAAATTATTACATGAAGAAGATAAAATTTCACCTGCTTTGGTAATCATATTTAATTGAAGCCAAAATCCAGTATTAAAAAGAATTACTGCAAATGCATGAATTTTTTGATCAAATATAGTTTCTGCGAATAAACCTTCGATAACACCTCCCAACGCTATAAATGTAGGTGGGGCCAACGAATTAATAATATGGAATGTACCAGGATAAACTAATTTACCTAATTCAGAAAAAGCATATAGATTTAATGAAGCTGACATAATAAATGGTATTAATGTTGTCCAAGCTAAAGGAAATGTTGATCCTCCTGCTGTGTTACCCCATTTAAAATTAAAAGTAGCTTTACATTGTTGATCCCCCAAATAACCTATTAAAAATCCCATAATTGATAAAAATTTTAACCAACCACTAAAACTATTCGGTCCTAGAATAGCATATGAAAATGCTTGTAAACCTATATATTGCATATTAAAAATAAAAAAGTATGCAACTATTCTAAGCCATTGATTATTGTTTTCTGAAACTACTACATTTGTATCTTCTAACCCTCCCCTTAATGGACTATCAAATGGAGCAACTTGCCACCCTTCATAAGTATGCATCATAATTCCTGGTAATCCACCAAAAAATGCAATAATAGGAGAAAGAAGAAATAAAAGAGTTCTCTGCTTATCATTATTAAAATAGATAGTCCATCCATCAGAATAATTAAGTATAGATTGAGCCATCATAAAAGCAGGAATAATCGGCGCCCAATGAACTAATTCAACAAAATTTAACATAACTGTATTAGCTGTATTAGCCATACCAATAGGATATAAAGATTTTTTTGGACTGGCTTTATTCCATCCCCAAGAGGGATTAGAAGGAAACCCTCTTGAAATCCATTTTCCTTCATTAGTATTATTATTTACCATATAATAATAAGACTAATATGTATTTAAATAAATTTATAATATTTTAAAATAGCATTTGTTTAACACTTTTCCATTGAGAATATTGAACTCCTAATGGATTTAAAAATCTTGTATTAAATAAAATACCAATAACAATTATCATTAGAATACCTAGATATTTATTTATTGATAGTAAATATAGACTTAATATAAAGAGAGAAAAGAAGAACCATTGGGCAAAATTATAAACAGTTTCTAAATATTTTTTTGTTTGCATACCCTTTTCGAAATCTTTATGTAAAAATTGAATAACAACAGAACCGCTTTTACCAGCAGGTTCAAAATAATATTCATAAAAAGGCATGCAATTATTTTTTTTCATGATATAATCTAAATAATATTGTGGGAATATATAAACTACAGGCATAGAAGTATAAACTTTAAATGAATAAAATGGTTTAAAATATAATTGTTTTTCATTAATATTATAATCCCAATTGCCTTTTTCAACAACATTATTAATATTTTCAATTAAATATTTGTTTTTTGTACTTAAAATATATGCACCTCCTCTAGCAAGTCTTAGACCAACTTCTATAATTTTATCATCTCTGTATTGTACATTTACAGCACCAGTAAAATCAGGTAAATGTCTGTTTACCCAATCAGTAATTTTTGGAATAGGTTTATTGTCAGGACTAATAAATTTCCAATCATCAATAAATTCATTTTGACTATCTGAATAAATATAAGTAATTTGATATACAATTTGACCATTTAATAAAATATAATCTGTCATTTGTTCTTTCGCGTCAATAAATTCAGACCACATCATATCAGGAATATATCTATATTGTTCTAATTGATTCCATGATTTAATTTTATAACAATTTTTACTAGTAGCAGTCTCATGACCCCATCTAGGTTTAATAAAAATAGGAAGAGAAATATTAGGATTTTCCTTTAGATTCGATAATTTACCACACAATAGGCCTTGAGATTTTGCAACCCATAATTTATCATAAACAAAATTATGTTTCGTATATTTATTAAATGCTTGATAATCAAAATCAGGAACTTGTTTTGAAATAAATGATTCAAATGGGTCTAAATATGGATTGAAAAATCCCATAGTTTTACACCATGGGTGTTCAAATTTAGTTATTGTTTTTAAATATCTTTCGAATTCAGAAGCCATATATATATTGTATTAATAAAATAATTGATTTAATAATATCTTATTAATATAAAGAAAAATGGAATGGTTGAAAATAAAACCTGATGTTCCTATAAAAAAAAATCCATTACAAACTATAGAAAGAAGAAAACCAATTCCATTAGACGTTTCTCCATGTGAATTATTATTAAAAATAAGAAAGAAAGAACTAAGTGTAAGAGAGAAAGAAATAGATAAATATATAGAAGATATTGAGATATTAAATAATGGTTTAAATAATTTAAATAAATCTATACGTAGAGTTAAAAGTATTACAGAAATAGCTCAGTTAAAACAACAAATTTTATCAGATTCTTGTAATTTTTAATATAATAATATATTAATGAATAATAAATTATTATATTTTTTAATAGTAATATTTTTAATAATCACTTTTTATTTCTTAATTTATAAAAATAGTATTATAGAGACATTTATACCTGACAGTGAATCTATGTATAATAATGTGTATAATCCGAATGGAATAAAAATAGATACAGAAGGTAAAAATTTGATATATAATAATAAATCAGTTTATTATGGAAATAAATTTAATAATAATATAAAAAGTAAAAATTTATCAAATGATAAGATAAATACAAATATATTATTAAAAAATAATGGATTTCCAGTATGTAATTTTATGGAATGGAATAATAATATTAATGATGAAAGTAATATAATTAATATAAATGAACAACTAAAATTTCCTTTAGTTGTTAAGTTTAATTATGGATGTAAAGGTAAAGATGTATTTACTGATATAATTAATAATGAACAATTAGTAGAAAAAATTAATTACTTAAAAAATAATAATAAAAATTCTATATTAATTGAAGAACAAGTAACTGGAGATAAATACAGAATAATGATTTTAAATGATAAATTTATTTATGCTAATAAACAAATTAAACCGATTATGAAAGGAGATGGTATATCTAATATAAAAACATTAATACAAAAATACCCTAAACAAATTAATATTATAAATGAAGATCTAATTAGACAACAAGGTTATAATCTAGATGATATATTAGAAAAAAATAAAGAATTAACAATAACAAATGTATTAAGTGGTATGAATGGAATAGATGAAATTAATGTTTTAGAGACAGATATTCATCCTGTAAATATGAAAATGTTTGCAAATTTAAATAATTTAATTGGATTAAATTTTTCAGGAATAGATTATATAGGACCTGATTTAAGCAAACCTTATTTTGATGGAGGGAAAATAATTGAAATAAATGCAGATCCTACATTTAATACAAGTGAACAGAAGAAATCAAGCGTAATAAATAATTTTATAAACGCATTATTTACTTAAAAAAGAGAACTATTTACATTCCTCCACGAAGTCTTAAAACAAGATGAAGTGTACTTTCTTTTTGGACATTATAGTCTGCTAATGTTCTTCCGTCTTCTAGTTGTTTTCCAGCAAAAATTAACCGCTGTTGATCTGGAGGAATTCCCTCCTTATCTTGAATTTTTTGCTTAATATTATCAATACTATCTTGAGGTTCAACCTCAAGAGTAATTGTCTTACCTGTAAGTGTCTTAATAAAAATCTGCATATTATATTTTTTATTAAGAAGTAATATTTAAACCCTTTTAATTATAATATCTGTGTTTGTAACGGTTAGGACGCACATAATAATCAGGTGCAAAAACTACTGTTTTTCTATCCGGAGGTCTATAAAAAGTAGGAGGGTAATATCCATTTGATTTATGAACGACAATTTGTTTTGATGGTTGTCCTAAAACACCAATAATATTAAGTATAATAATAATAATAAGAAGTGATCCTAACCCGAAAAAAAGATTTTTATTATCCATTATATATATTAAAAAGAAAATGTTATCTTTTATTTTTTTTGGTTAACCTAGATCGTTTATGTTTTTTTTTACGAGATTTGAAATTATTATCAAATTTAAATTTATGATATAATTTTTTTAATTGTCTCTCTGGAATAACATTTTGAGGTTGTAAATTTTTTTCCGTTTCTTTTATTATTACTCTTATTTTGGGTAAATATGTACTAGGTAATTTATTTACATATTTTACTTTATTACTATTATGTTTATCATAATAATAAACAAATTCTTTATCTGTTACATTACATAATATTTGCCCAGTAGTATAAATAATAATTTTGTCTTTTTTTAAATCTGGAAATGTCTTTTTAACAAGTTTTTCGTCTCTATATGGTTGAAGTCTTGGATCAATATTGGGAGAATAGATATTTAAAATATTATTCATTAAATCATCATATATTTGGTTATTATTATTGTCCTTTATATTATATTTTTGTAAATTAGTCTCTACGAGTTTCTGTCGTAAATATGATGATAAACCTTTTTTTCCAGTTGTATACCCTAGATGTCGTATATAGTTACTGTGATTTGTTAGAACTATTGGTTTCTTTACATTTCGTATATTAAAATTATTATTAATATCATTTTCAATGTGATACACTTCACCATTTATATGTAGTAAACTGTTACCTTCTAAAGTTAATTTTTCATCAGAAGATTTATTTGTTAAATTACTAAAAATATTTTTTTTTGTATTATGTTTTAATGCATTAAAAATTTTATTTTTCTTTTTTTTTAAAACATGTTTTCTAGTATTTATATAAGATTTTTCATTACTATCTTTCATATTTAATGTAGCATTTAAAAGTGAATTTCCATGTTCATTCATTCCTTCTATCCAACCAGTTTTTTTATCATATATATAAACAATCTCATTACCATCAATAATTTCATGTATTATTTCAATATTCGGATGATAAATTCTGTCTCTATTTTTAGCTAAAATTTTTTTTCCATTAATAGAAGTAAATAAAATTACACACATATTATTGGTATTATATATATGGTAATATTATTTATAATAATAACAATAATATTTTTATTATATATTCAATTCTCTCCACAAATGGGTAACGTATGGTGGAGAGAAAATTATTTTTCACCAATGGGAGCTATAAATGTAATATTATATCCATTAAAAGAAGTAAAAATGTGGAATATAAATATGTGGGATATAAATTATTTTATTTGGTTGTTATTTTTTTACGCGCTTACTTTTATTTTTCTTTCTAAATTTCCTTTTTTTTGTATGTAGACGATGAACAATTTTGTTATGTAGATAGTTAGTAGCAGATTCTAAATAACTATTCGCTAAAAAAATTTTTTTATTAACCCATTCGGGTAAATCATCATGGTCTCTAATTAGTCCATGCATTTTTTTTGCATTTCTCTCTATATTGTCTAATTCTGTTCTTACCATTTGACCTTCATACATATGGCCATAGTCGAAATTACGCCCTTTCATTTTTATAATATTTAGAGAAAATATTTTATATATAATTAATTAAACAATATAAATTATAAAAATACACTATAATTATATATGATGTTAAAAATAAAATCAAAAAAACCTAGAGAAAGTTATATATCTAAATTTAAAAATGTCATATGTCCATTATTATCGTTCTTTTTTATAGCATTAATTATTTTATATATTAAATTTAAAAAGACATTTACTTCATTTGACAAATGTTTATTTTATATTACTATTTTATCCCAATTATTTACTTTATATAGTTGTTTTGTAAAATGGTCACCTGATCTATTAATGTATACACATTATAGTTTTGTTTTAATGTTATATATTGTTTTACTTTCTGATAATATTAGTTTACTAGCATATTATCTAATTGTAATTACTTTTGTAATATTAGGATGGAAATTAAATAATAATGTATGTATATTTGATAAGTTAAGTTGGGATATTGAAATAATGGGATATGAAATAAAAAATACAAGAAGTCGTTCTGCATTTATGATTTATATTCTTATATTAGCTTATCCATTAAAAATATTTTATTCACTAAGATAATATAAAGTTAATATATATGGACTTGCGAATTATAAATTTCAATACCCCCGATAAAAAATATATAACAGAACGTACATCTTTAATTTGTAAAACTATAGGCATATTATTTTTAGTTTTATTAATAATTAATAAATATTATTATAAAACATTTAATTTAATAGATAAATTAATAAATTACATATCATTTTTGTGTTTATTTTTAATATTTTTTTATTGTTTTATTAATTTTAATGCAAAAAATTTAACGTATGTGCATTATTTTACTGTATTATTTATTTGGGTGCCATTATTATTTTGTAAAAATCCTAGTATACTTATGTTTTATATGTTTTATATAATAGTTATTTTAATAGGATGGACATTAAATAATGGTATTTGTATGTTGGGAGAATTAAGTTGGGATTATAAAATAAATGAAAAAAAATACGAAGGGAATAATGAATTAGATTCTCCGTGGAGAGGGTTAACACTTATAGGAATGATAATTATTTTATTCATTAAAATAATATATTATACTTATTTAAATAAGAATTCTAAATGAATAAAATACTAATTTTATTAAATAGTTATTATTTTATATTAAATATTTATGAGTACTATGTTGATTTCTAAATAATATTATATATATATAAAATGCCAAAGAAAAATAGTAGTGGAGAAATAGTTTTTTCGGATTATCCTGAATTCAGACCAAATTTAACTCCGAGTGAGATGTTTAAAATGGGAAGTTTTGGTGGAACGTATTGGAGGCCAATATATTCGTCGATTACAAAGAAAAAATACAAAAATAAACATTTAGATTATCCAAAATCTTGGTGGAAGGGAATACCAGAAGATTGGTTAACAAGAGATTGGGATGATTATGATAAATCGATTAATAAATATAATGTTAAAGTTGGAACAACATTAGAATTCTGGGAAGAAAAAAAATGGATAACAAAAAATAACCCATATGGTTGGGTTCAATGGTATTGTGATTTTTATCAAGGTAAGCGAGGTCCTGACGATGAATGGCAAATAAGCAGGTGGGAGAAAACAGCTGGTCCGAAAAGTAGGTTTAGAAAATGGTTAATAAATATGATAAATGATAAAAACGCAAAATATAATGATTATACTATTAGTCCAAAGATCCGTCAAACATTACAACATTGGGGTTATGAATTAACTAGTAAGGATTGTAAGAAATGTAAATAAAATAATAAATTGAATGAATAATTATTATTTTATAATTTTTTATATTTTATTGATAATGAAAAAGAATAAGTATAAAAAGACCAAATGCTTAATTGGAGTAAGCAAGACCACCCATACCGCTCATGACACGAAGGACATTGTAGTTAGTGGCATAGACACGAACCTTAGCGGTCTTGGTTCCCTCAACAGTGGCGTTGGAAAGAACAAGTTGAAGAGTAGCATTGTCAATTCTGGAGAAATTGCATGAGCCAGAAGGTTGGTGTTCCTCAGGGCGAAGAGCAAAAGAGTAGACATTGATACCGGTATCAGGGTTTCTGGTGTGGTGTTGGTAAGGTTGAACAAGGTCAAAGTAGGTACCCTCACGCTCAGAGAATCTGTCTTGTCCGTTAAGTTGTAACTTGGCAGTTACAACTGGGTTCTCACCCCAACAATGCATATCAAGAGCAGTCTCGGAAAGAACGAAAGTTCCAGCATCAGAGACACCAGAGTTCTCAAGAGTAGATGAACCAAGGTTAGGAGCATCATAGTTATTGCCGGTTCCTGCAGCAGCAGGGTTAGTGTGCCACCAGTTTTGGCTGGTTACATCAACGGCACCGGCATCATTGAAAAGACCGTTGGAGTCGATGAAGGAACCAGTGGTAGCAGCAATGGCATCAGCACCACCGAAGGAGTGGATGGCATTAGGAAGAGCATCAACAGCATCAGAGTAGTTGAAAGGTTGAGCACCAAGAACCTTGTAAAGTTGTTGACCACATTCAAGAGAAGCACAGTAATCAACATTCTCATCAGGTTGGACAACCCAGATGAGCTCCTTAACAGGGTGATTAAAGTTAAGCTTGATCTTGTTGGAAGAAGAACCGACAGACTCATCACCAGTGAATTGAAGTTGCTCAATAAGGTACTCGTGAGGGTTTTGGGCCATTCTGCGTCTCTCATCAGTGTCAAGGAAGACATAGTCGACGTAAAGAGAAGCAGCAACAAGAGATTGATTGTAAGCAGTGGTTACCTTTGCGGATCCACTGGCACATGTGGTACTGTTAAGAGTACGGACAGCCCATAAGCACTCATCAATAGGTCTGATGTCAAGGTTAATCTTGACCTCGTGGTATTGAAGGGCAATAAGAGGAAGGGCAAGTCCAGGGTTGCGGCAGTACCAGAATTGGAATGGAACATAAAGAGTGGTCTCAGGAAGAGCGTTACGAGGAGCGCAAACTTGACGAGGAGCATTGGACTCACAAGGACCATCAACATCATTGAAAGAAGGATCAGTGATGTAAGTTAATTGAGTGGTATTACCAATCATCTTGTAATATCCACGTTGTTGCTCAGAAGTAAGAGTAAGTTGGTTCCAGATGTGCATCCAGTCACCATATTGACGGTCAATTCTTTGTCCACCAATCTCAACCTCAACTTGAGAGATAAGTTGCTCTCCAGGGAAATCTAACCAACGAGCATAAACTCCATCGGATGAAGAAGAGTTAGCCATTTGTTGATTGATCTCAGGAAGAGTTACTTGAAGATAAGTTCTGTAAGCAAGATCACCGTTTCTGCTGATGGTACAGGTAACTCTGCGTCCGAAATCAGCTTGTCCGTTGAAAGTTTGTTCAATGGACTCCATTGCGAAATTAGTATGTCTTCTGTAAGAGACCTTCCAGAAAGTAATTTGAGGGTTGCCAGTAAGATATACATCTTGGGCACCGTAAGCTACGAGTTGCATTAATCCACCTCCCATGGTTATATTATTGCTAAAGATTTTTTTTTTCTGTAAAAAAATCTATTGTCTACATTAATTTATTTAATTAAATTGAAATTAAAATTTTCCTTCAGAAATGTATTTATATATGAATCTGATAATATTTCTTTTTTACCTTCATGATTTTTAGAAAAAATATATTCAGAATTATTTTTTTTAATTGACCATCCATTATTTAATCCATTATAAATAAATGCAATTATATATTTTTGTTTATTATTATAAATTATGTGACCTTTGACGTTTATACTATCCAATGTATAAATTTTTGATTTATTATTAGAAATAATATAACAATTATTATTTTTTTTTATCTTCCATCCATTTTCTAAATAATCATTTAAATAATTCATTAAATCTGCCGTTTCTTCATTTATTTTTTCGAAATCAAAATTTTCTATATTCACAATCATTTGTTAATTATTGAGAAAACATAATACAATAATTAACTTGAAATACTTATAAATAAAATAATATATTAAAACTAATATCTTAAAGTAAATTATATTAATGCCGTCTTTTAAACATAAGACAAATAAAAAAATTGTATTGGATGAAAAGACAATTACTACTTTAGATAGTAAACACAAAGAAATTGAAAAAGAATTTGATAAAGAAAAAAAAGATGTATTACCTGAGTTAAGATCGCAAAAACGATATTTTACTAAATTACTTGAAAATAATTTACCAATTGATCAAGAACTAGAAATTAAAGATAAAATAATTGAGATTTCAAATCAAATTAAAGATATTAAAAGTAATAAAAAAAAATATTATTTAAATAATAACAAATATATATTTGATTACTTTGAAACTAAAAAATCTGTTTCTCTGGGAAATAATAAAACAAAATTATTAAACTCTTTTTTTAAAATAAAAACCAATGAAGAAGTAATACAACCAAATGAAAATAAAGATAATATACAAAAATATCTTTCTAATTTAGATGAATCTTTTATTGATATAAATAAATTTGTTTTTGAAACAGATATTTGTCAATTTTGTAAAAAAGGAGAATTAATACCTATTGATCATGAAGGAATTATGGTGTGTAATAATTGTTATAAACATATTCAATATTTAGTTGAAAATGAAAAACCTTCTTATAAAGAACCACCTAAAGAAGCTTGTTTCTATGCATATAAAAGAATTAATCATTTTAGAGAGATATTAGCACAATTTCAAGCAAAAGAAACTACTCAAATACCTGAAGATGTATTAGAAAATATAAAAAATCAAATAAAAAAAGAGAGAATTGGATTGAAAAATCTTTCTAATAAAAAGGCTAAGGAAATATTAAAGAAACTTGGTTATAATAAGTATTATGAACATATACCATTCATTAAAGATAAATTAGGTATTAAACCTCCTGTTATGACACCAGAATTAGAAGAATCTTTATGTAATTTATTTATGGAAATTCAAGCCCCATATGCAAAATTTTGTCCTGATGATAGAGTTAATTTCTTAAATTATTATTATACTGTTTATAAATTATGTGAATTATTGGATCAAAATCAATTTTTACCTTACTTTCCAATGCTTAAAGATAGAGAAAAACGTATTGAACAGGATGAAATCTGGAAAAAAATTTGTGGAGAGTTGAATTGGGAATTCATTCCTACTATTTAAAAAAATTGAAGTTATTTTTTCAAAATATTTCTCTCTTATCAATCTTTCTTACTTGATATTAAATCGATATGGCTTTACATCCTCTTGCTAAAATCCTTCCACAGGTACTTGTTAACGAAATATTCTCATATGATCCCCAACATAGGGAATATATGAGAGATGTTATGAATGATCTTTTGTTTGCTCATCATAAATGGAATATGGATCCTGTATTTGATGAATTAATTGAACAAGAATGTGACAATGAATATTGTAGCGAAATAATAACAAGATATAGTGACGAATCTGAATCAGTAATAATATTAAATAATTTATATCACTTTTGTTGTGAAAATTGTGCTGGAGAAGGAGAATGGAGTATTCGTTATGATTATAGAAAATCTATGCGCAGAAGAGCTTAAAAAAAATTTGAAAAAAAATGCAAAATAAAAAAAAATTGAAGTTTTTTTATAAGATTGTTTTAATTTATCAAAAATGTATTTGATAACTAATCAAAATGACTCTCTTACATCCTCTTTTTGACTTCCTACCAAAGGTAATTGTTGATGAAATATTTTCATATGATCCTCTACATAGAGAATATATGAAAGAAGTATTTGAAGAATTAAAAAATAAACATGATTATCGTTATATGTGTGATAGATATGATTGTGAAACAAATTGTTATGATAATTTTCTAGAAACAAGTATTATGTTCCATAATTTTAGGTTTTGTTGCGTGGAATGTGCTGGTGAAGGAGAAGATGAAATTAGACGGGATATGGTGATCTTTTCACGCACTAGACCTCCTTTTAACAGTAATAAGCAAATTTTTAAAATTTAACTAAAGTATTTTTTTATCTTCTTGTTAATAATATTTTTTCTCTATTTCTCTCCATGTTGTTAAAATTTTGGATAATTGACTATTATTCCATATACAAGTTTTATAACGTGGTAAATGGAATTCGGATGTGTAATCCATTGTCCAACAAAAATTACATTCTTTCGTTCTCCATGTATTAGCTCTAGGATTAAAATATCTATAACAGGTACATTCATTATCATTTGCCAAAGCTTCTTCATAATTATCTTGAGCTTCGTATAAATAATCAATATGATAATATACTGCTTCTAATGCTATTTCATTTATTAGATAGGTTTGTATTATATTTATAAGTTCAATAGGAAGTTTATGTTCAATAATACTCAAAGGCGAATTCATTTTTCATTTAATAATTAATATTTATTAAATTTTTATTTCAATTTTAATATAAATTTAATATAATGACAAATCAAAACCAAAATTATTTAGCTTATTCAAATAAAGTATTCAGTTCGGAAGATTTATTAAGTGATTGGATTGTTGTTTCAGGTGTTTTATTAACTACAAGTTTATTATTTTATCATATGTCTCGTGTTAAATCTTTAAAAGTTGATCCTAGATTAGCTAAAACAGTTTCAGTTGGTTTAATAGTTATATCTACTGCTTATTTAGTTTATGCTTTATACCCTTATACACAGAGAATGAATCACACAATAAATATGTGCAAACATTTAAAAACATGTTCTCAAGAACAAACTAATGAATTAATTATATTAAAAAATTCTTACTTATTCCTAGGTGGTATAAGTGTCTTGTTTCAATTATTAATAGTTTTTTTAGTTATATATACTATTTAATCATTTATTAACATTATTAGAGGTAATAATAGTTTCAAATATTTTTGATGTTACTAAATAAGGATCACAATTAGAACTAGGTCTCCTATCTTCGAAATATCCTTTTTTATTCTTAACAGTTTGTAGTCCTCTTCTGATAGACGCACCTCTATCAGATATACCATGTGTAAATGTATTATAATCAGCTGTTTCAAAATTACCTGACATTCTTTCTTCATTTCCATCTCCATAAACTTTCATATGTTCTAAATGTTTTTTTTGTAAATTATCAATAGCCTCGTTAATATAATCTAAACCACATTTATTACCATTTCCTTCTCTCATATTTTTTGTACTAAAATTTGTGTGACAACCTGAACCATTCCAATTTCCTTTTAATGGTTTGGGTTCAAAATTAACTGATATATTCTCTTCTTCTTCACATAGTCTATTTAAAATATATCTTGCTATCCATAAATGGTCTCCAGCTACAATACCTTCACATGGTCCTACTTGAAATTCCCATTGTCCTGGAGCAACTTCAGCATTAATTCCTGATATATTGATTCCTGCATATAAGCAATATTCCAAATGTTTTTCAACAAGTTTTCTTTCAAATATATTTTCCCCTCCAACACCACAATAATATTGTCCTTGTGATAAGGAATCATTAAAACCAACAGGTAATTTAGTTAAAGAATTGATAATAAAATATTCTTGTTCTAAACCATACCAAGGTTTTTCATGAGAATGATTAGCAAATAATTTGTCTGCTAAATAACGATTATTTGATGGTAACGGTTTATTATCAGAAGTATAAGTTTCACATAATAATAATATACAAATAGTTGATTCGAGTGATTTTCTAAACGGATCTTTAAACATACATTTTGGTTTTAGAATAACATCAGAATTATCTCCTGTAGCTTGATTAGTAGAACTTCCATCAAAGTTCCATTCTGGAAAATCTTTTACTTCCATTGCAAAATTAATATTAATATTATATATCAATTTTGTTTTACTCCTTAAATTATTATTTGCATCAATCCAAATATACTCAATGCAATAATTAACCATTATAGTAATTAAATTAATATATTTAAGTATAATTTATATGATAAAATTAATAGAATAAGTCTACTAATTGTTTAGAAAATCTTCCGTCACTAGGGTAATGTAATCCTGCACGAATTCTACAGGAGTTACATTTTTCAGCTAAATCATCTAATTGAGATTGTAAATTAGGATATGTTCTTCCTAATTTTTTAGCTAAATAATAAGCTTGTAACGCATGTCCAGCTGGATATGCTGGTGTTGCAGCTGTATTAGAATGTAAAACATCTATAGAGGAATTAATTTGACCAGGTCGAGCTCTATTGATAATATATTTAAAAAATATGATGATAGATGATATGGGTAAGGCAGTGATCATATGATCTAATTCTTTTATAGGTATAGGTACTAGTTTTGTAAATGCTTCACTAACACTTCTATCAGTTAATTTAAAAAAATTAATATCATGAATGTTACGTATTTTTGTTTGTTTTAAAACTTCTAATGCCTCTGTTTCATTATTAGGATAAATACGAATAGTTGGTAATAATATTATATAACGCTTACCAGATATGATAAGAAGTAATAAATATATAAAAAAAATATATAATAATATGTTCATATAAAAATGAATATATTATTTATTTAATTAAAATCCACCTGGAAATTTTACAAGATTGGCTCCAATACCGAATCCTGCACCAGAACGAGCTCCAACAGCAAGGGAAGGAACATAAGTATCAAGAATACTAAATGTAGCAGCAGCAGTTAAAGCAATAAGAGCAACTTCATCTAAATTAAGTGCTTTCTTTGGGATGGCATAGGCAGCAATAGCAACCATAAGACCTTCAACGAGATATTTAATAGCTCTTTTTACGAGTTCACCTAAATCTAACATTCCACCTGTCATAGTTATATAAATAAAAAAGAAAAAAATATTATTTAATTAAAAGTTCGTAAAAACACTTAAATATTAATATAATAGATAATTATAATGAGTTTTTCTAAACCTGTGAATTTAAATGAATCACCAGAAGGCGTAACATTACAAAAGAATCCTGATGGGACAGAAAATGCTAAATATGTAGACTTATTAGATGAAGATAAATCCATAGCTGGACAAAAATTTGCTTGTTTATCTTTTATTTCTCCTGAGCAAATTTTAAAGCAAAAAGATATATTTTTCTTTGAACAATTTTTAAAAAATTGGGATTTTTCTAAATCAATGGAAAAGTTTTTACAATTTTTAAATTTTGTTTCATACAAGTATCATGTTGATTTTGAAAAAATAACTACTGATTTTAAAGAATTCTCTAAAGATGAAAAAGATAGTTTAGTATCTACAACACTAGAAGATGAGTATAAGACTTATCTTGATGATAATGAAGAGGATTTACAGAAAAAATTCGATGAAACATATAAATTTCAAACATCAATTAGAGGTATTAAAGTTAGGGGTGTTTTTCCAACACAACAAGAAGCTGAGCTTAGATGTAAAATGTTACGTCAAGTCGATCCTAATCATGATGTTTATGTAGGACCGGTAGGTATGTGGGTACCTTTCCATCCTGAGGCTTATAAGACTGGAAGAGTTGAATACATGGAAGAGACATTAAACGAATTAATGAGTGAGAAGAAAAAGAATGAAGATAAGGCTAAAGATGAATTTGATAAAAGAATCAAAGAGGCAAAAGAGAAGGCAATGGAAGATAACAAGAAAAAGGCAGAAGAGAGTGGAAACAAACTAACTCAAACAATTAATAAAGATGGTGAATTAATTTCTGTTGCTAATATGAATACACAGGAAGGAGCCATGGGAGAGAATACTTCCTTAGAAGATGTAAGAAAGGAATTATTTGAAGGAGAAAATATTGTAACAGATCAAAATACTGATAAAGGATTAAGTGAATTAACAGACAATACAGTAACATTTAATTTGGGAGAGCAAAAAGATCAATAATTAATAAATATAATATTTAAACATAATTTTATATATTATATTAAATGGTATATGGAACAGAAAAGGAAGAGTTTGCTAAAAATGAAATAAGAAAAAAAATAATGGAATTACAAAGAGAAATAAATAATTATGAAAATGATATTATAGAAATAAATGAATCAATAAAGAGAAATTGTGTAAGACAATATGGTAAACATGATTTTGAGAGACAAATTGATAGTGGTCCTTATCCAGAGAGTTGGTGGGTATGTACAAAATGCGGTTTTGAAAAATAAATATTATACTGGATCATCCCAATTATTTAAATCATCGTCAGGTAACATTATACTACTCTCGAAATTAGTAGGTATATTTTGTGTTATAATAGAAGTTTCCAAATTTTTATGTTTTTTTAAAGTATTTACTAATTGTTTTCTATTATATAAAACTAGTTCTTTATCTTTTATATAATTTTTATTTCTGGATTTTGAATCCATAATAGATTCAAATTCAGTTGTTAATGCTTGTTTAGTTTCTACAAGTGATAAATATTCTTCATCTAGTTTGTGTTTTACTGAATTCCATTCATTCATTTTTTCTACAGGATCTCTTTCTTGCCATAATTTAAAATTATTAAATGGACCTAATATATCCATTCTATACTCAATTTTATTATGCAAGTTTCCGTATTTCTCTCTTAAATTATGAATTGCCTCTTTTTTTTCATCGAATTTAAAATATTTTGATACTGATAATATAAGACTTATGTACGTAGAAATAGATATTCCTGTTACCGAAACAATAGGTACGGATGTATTAAAATATTCCTTAGTTGATTGTAAAAAACCCGATAATGTTGAAAAAACAATAACAGAAATTTGAATATAATTTATTTTTTTATTTAAATCAGAATATTTTATATCTAATAACCGTTTATTATTTTTACATTCCTTTAATACACATAAATTATTATAATTTAATGATTCTAGTTCATTTTTAAATATGATAAATTCTTTTGATACTTGATAATTAGAAGAAATAGGAATTGGATCAAGTAAATCTTTATATGGTAATGAATTATTTTCAGATACAGCGGGTGGATTAATGGTATTAGTGGTGTCGAAAACTATATTTTCGGATGATGTGTTGGTATTAGAAGATTCGTTTATTATATTATTTGATAAATCTTCTAATGAAGGAGCTGTATTTTCATTACTCATTGTATAATAACAATACAAAAAAAATAATTTAAATATATTTTATTAAATTAATTATTAACAATATGAATACATCTAGACGAGCAACTATGTCAGACTTCTTAATTGAAGAACCTATCAAAACAAAACAAGAAGTTATTATCACAAAAAATCAACAAAATTTTGGCGAAAGAAAAAGAATAAAACCATGACGTACAGGTTCTAAAAGTCAACAGCAAATTGTTCCAAAAGGATACAAAAAAGGATTTCGAAAATAATGAAATTCATTATCTTTGTGTATGAATGACTTATATATGTTTATAAATGACTTATTATATAACGACAATACATAATATAGATTTGAATTTGTAAATCATTTAAAAATAAAAAAATATTATTAGATATATGTTTCAAAATATTAAAAGTCTTATTTATCCACTTTTAATATCTAATCCGTCTTTTACTTCATTTTATAATGATAATCGATTAGATAAATCTTTTATAGTATCTTATGATAACGGTTTTTATAAAGCTAGCGGAACCTATAATTATTTAAGTCGTTATAGTGATAAAGTAAGTATACAAAATTCTTGTAATAAAGATTCAATACAAACTTATTTAAAATTATATCATAATGATGACAGATATTATGAAAAAATTATTTATGATATGATATACTTAAAAAATGATGATAAACCGTATCATTGTGAATTACAATATCTTTTATATAAAAATGATTTGCCTATTAAACTATGTGATATAGATGAATATTTACTAAAAGAGTTTAAAATATTAAATTGATTCTTATTTCCGATGCAGTCACAATAAACTATTCTATATTTAATTATTATTATATATTCTTAAAATACTAATTAAATTACCATTTATTTTTCCTTACACTAATTTTTGGACCTGCACCTTTTTTTTGTACGCTATTTGGGTCATATAATTCATCTTCATCATCACTATTAATTTCTTTTGATAAGTCCCAAAATTCTTTAGAGCCTAATTTAAAATTACTATGATTTTGTGCTTTATACCAAAAGATTTGATCATTTAATTTATTAGACTTGGCATTATTATTAATTACTAAACATTCAAAATTTTCTGTACATTGATCCATGACTTGACAAAATGATTCAAAAGTAGGAAACATACCAGCATAATTTTCCCAAATACGTTTTCTATTTGCTATATAAGGTTCTCTTAATATGAATACATAATCTATATTAGTTCTTAAATTGGGAGGAATACCTAGAGGATATTGCATAGTAATAACTAACATAATTTTCCAATGTCGTCCATTCATGAATAATAATCTCATTAATTTATCTTTTGTCCATTTATTATCATATAAACAATCGTCCAAAATTACAAAAGCTCTTGGATCTATATTTGTCCGCTTATATGCTTCCATTTCTCGTTTTATTTGTTTTAATACTGTTTTTTGCCGCTTTAATATATTTTCTATAATAGCACTATTGTATTCATCATGGATAAATAATTTTGGAACATGAGAAGCAAAAAATCCATTTCCTGCTTCTGTACCTGAAATTACAGTTCCAATTGGAATATCTTGATGATAATATAATAAATCTCTAACTAAAAAACTTTTACCTGTATCTCTTCTTCCGATTAAAACAATGACAGGACCTTTATTTTCATCTGGACGAAAACTTATGTTTTTCATATCGAACTTTTTTAAATCTAAAGTCATAATTATAGTTTTTCAAGAAAATAAAATTATATGATTTACGAAAAATAAGTTTAAATGTTTTTTTAAATTTAGATTATTGATATAAAGATGTCATTCTCTTTGTATTATAAAAAAAATAAAAATGACAATTTATTTAGGGAATTAGAAAATTCTAATCTTCAATTAAATTCTTTACAAAATTATATTCCTTTATATGAATCGTTTTTCTCTCTTAATGAATCGAACTACAACAATATTAATCTAAATCATAAATTTCATCTTCATTCAATTGTTAATACAACTAATTTAAGAAATATATTAACAGTTAAAATTATAGATAACTCTAATAATATAAAAGAAACTGATCTATTTTGTAAATTTTCTCCTTTACTTGATCCTCTTAAATTATTAACTGGTAAATATGATTCTTCTTTAAATTTAATTACTAATATTCCATCTCTTAATAATCAAGATATATGTATTCCTAAACTTGTTGATAAAAATAATAATTCATATGTAGATGGATTTTTTAGTTATTTATCAAGTCAATTGTTACATAATTATAATTTTATTAATGGTATTGATTATTACGGTTCTTTTTTAGCTATTCAAAATGATTTTATATACAATATTGTTGATGATTTTTCTTATTTAAACGAAAGTAGTTACTTTCACAATAATACAAATAAAAAATTCTTCATCGAAAATAAAGAATTTGAAAATATTTTAAATATTGATTCTAGAAATAATAAAAAAAAAATTATTATTAATGAAAATCTAGATAATATTAAAATAGATGATTTAAATGAAATTGATTTTCCTTTACTAACAACAAGTAATAATAACGAATCTCAACTTATAGTTGATCTAAGCGAGGTATGTATTTATAATACTATATTAACTAAAAAAGATGATTCAGATGACTCATCATGTAGTTCTAAAAGTTCAAACACTAGTATAAATACAGAAATTATGGATGATGATTCTATGGATGATGAAAGTGAATCTTCTATTGAAAGTGAAGAAGAAGATGTATTTTGTAAAATAAATGAGTTTCCTATTCAATTAATTTGCTTAGAGAAATGTGAAAATACTTTAGATTTTTTAATGGAAAATGACAAATTAAATGAAAATGAATGGATTTCTTGTTTATTTCAAGTTATAATTACTTTATCCGTATATCAAAAAACATTTTCTTTCACACATAACGACTTACATACAAATAATATTATGTACATTCCAACTGATAAACAATATATTCATTATTGTTTTAATGGAATTTATTATAAAGTTCCTACTTATGGAAAAATATACAAAATTATTGATTATGGAAGAGCTATTTATAAATACAATGGAAAAATTATGTGTAGTGATAGTTTTCATCCAAAAGGCGATGCTGCATCTCAATATAATTTTGAACCTTTCTTTGATTCAAAAAAACCTAGATTAGAACCAAATAACAGTTTTGATTTATGTAGATTAGCTTGCTGTATTTTTGATTATTTTATAGATGATGTAACTGATAGTCAAGAAATTATAAAGAAAAATAAAATAGCTTCTATAATTAATTCATGGTTATTAGATGATAAAGGAAGAAATATATTATATAAAACTGATGGTGAAGAGAGATATCCAGAATTTAAACTTTATAAAATGATTGCACGAACGATACATAATGCTATTCCTGAAAAACAATTATCAAACGAATTATTTAGAAAATATATAGTTACTAAAAAAACTATTAATAAAAAAACTAAAATTGTTAATTTAGATTTAATACCTGACTTAACTAATGAATATAATTAAATATTTTTAAAAAAAATAATATTAAAAATATTTAAAATATTTAAAATGATGGATTGTCAACAAATGCCATTGGAGTTTTATCTCCAGTAATATCTTTTACGTCAAATTGAGAATATAACATTATACCACTAACGCATGCAAAATAAACTAATAATGTTTCTTTCATAAGCACCTTTAATGGTTTTTTTTCATCTTCAGGTAAAAATTTCATTTCCAAAAACTTAAACAAAAAGAAAACAACCGAAATTGCTAAAGAATAAATAAATACTTCTTTCATTTGTATTAACATCAAATAAAGTTAATATAAATCTAACGAAATTACGTCAATATTTCAATTTCTTCTAAACCTAATGGAGCTTTATTTAATTCTTTTGGCTTATCTAAATCATGAACATCTAACTCTCCTAAGTTAATTTTATCACCTATTGTTATTTTATCTTCTTCATCATCTTCCTCTTCCTCTAATTTTCTTGCCTCGTTTCTTTCATTACTTATCTTTTCTAATCTCTCTTCTGTTTTTGGTGCCTCTATATCTTCAATTATTTTATCTACACTTATAGCTTGATCAATATCATTAAATTTTATTTTTTCTTTAGTATCTTCTAGTGGCTCTATAACTAATTTTTCTTCATGAGGATTTTCATTTTCTTTTGTATCGTCATCTTCCTCCTTTTTCTCAACTACTTCTTCCTCTACAGGATCAGTTGATATAATTTCTTCTTTTTCTTCAACTTCTACATCTTCTTCAATAGTTTCATCTAAGTATACTTTTAAAATATCTTCAACAGGAATATTATCACGAATAGAGTTTAATATTTCTTCTCTCACTATTAATTCAACTTCTCTATTATGTTTTTGAATTTGTAATGGAGTAATATTAGTCTCATATAAATAAATATTTTTATATAATTTTCTAGCAGTATTTATGTAAACTTTATGAATAAAATCGTTTAATGAGGGAATATTTATATCAATCTTTTTCTGCTTATTTCCAACACGCATACACGTTAAACTTTTTAATTGAATAATATGTACACAACTTATTAAATCATTTAAATATCCACAATTACTTTTTTCTACAATTCTTTTTGTCTCTGTATCTACAATATTAGGATTCCATTTTGGAATTCTAGATAAAAAATTTTGATAAGTCATTAGATATTTTTCTAATTCATCATTTTCTTCACAAAGATTCCATGCTTCATCAAATATAGATTTAAATCCCTCTATTACCAATGGTGTTAAAGTATTAATTAACCTAGAACACCATTCATTTCTAGACTCTTGTAAACTTGTTATTGAGTAGTCATCCATTTACATAAAACTAATATTTTCTAAATTGTATTCTGGACGTATTAAAAAATGTAAAATTGTTACTATCAATAATTTTTCATTTCTAAATTCTTTTTTTATTTTTTGTATAAATACTAAATATTCGTATTTTTTTTCATCATTTATTTTTAAATCTTTAATATATTCCATTAAATCTAATGCATTATAACCCTTCTCATATATTTTTTCTGCTAATATACACTTATCATCATTTTTATTTTTTTCCATTAGATTTTTAAATTTTATTTTTTTTTGTTTTTTTAATTTACTCTCATTAAAACTATTTTCTAAATTATATTGATGTAAATTATCTATATTTTTTGGTAAATCAGGATTAGGAATAAATATTTCACAAAATCTTGATAATATCGGTTTTAATAATTTATATTTATCATCTACTACTATAAAAAATCGTGTTGAATGACTAAATAATTCAATACATCTTCTTAATGCGGACTGTGCGTCTATAGTTAATTTATCGGCATTTAATAAAATTATACTTTTAAATATACTTCCTTCTTGTAAATCAATATTAGTCCTTGCAAAAAATTTTAACTCATCTCTTATAAATTTTATACCTTTACCATGAGCACAATTCACATTCATAACATAATTTTTTATATAAGTGGAATCATTATTATATATTTTTTTTATAAAATTAAATAAAATACTTTTTTTTCCTACCCCAGATACACCATGAAAAATTAAATTGGGTATTTTCTTATTTTTAATAAAATCATCAAGTTTGTTAACTATATTTTCATGAATCGTTAATGACATAATACATTAATGATTCATTAGTTTTTAACTATTTATACATATTTATATTTTCTCGATTTTCTTCTTTTTTTCTTTTCCCTTTTTTTGGTTTTTTTTCTACCACCCGTTTGTTGTATAGATATGAATTCAAATTTCGGTTCCAACCCATCTACTTCACATTTTAAAACCCCACATTCTTGTTTTGAACTTATCATACTATAATGTATTGTCTCGCTTGAAGATACAAAGTTTATATCATTTGGTATAGCATCATCTAATTCTGTTCCACCTGTTCCAACTATGAACTGTTTTATTTCCATTTCTTTTTGTTCTTCTTCATTTTTTAATGTAATTAAACCTTCTTGATATAAATGTAAATCAGCACATAAATAAAAATATTTTATTTCACTTCCTAATAAATTATATATTTCCAATAAAACTGGTTTAAAATAAGGTATATCATTTAACGGTGGTTGCTTTTTCCCATCTTTATATTTAATACCTGTAATAGGTTGATGACCTATTATAATCAGATTTTTAATACTTCCTATAGCATTATATTGATTTATTTTTTGAAAAATTAAATTATATTGATATTCTTTTACTTCATCTATCGTATTAAAATTTTGGGATAGAAATAACGTATAACATGGTAAAAATTTATAAGCATCAATACTATAAACATCACTATCTATCATTATTACCAACGTTCCATTATTCATCATTATATCTTTAAAAAATGTATAATCTATATTACTTCCTTTTACTCGATTCTCTAATTCTAAAATACTACATGATTTACTTTCTTCTACTTTTTCTTCAATAAATAATTTAGGTTTTTCTGGTTTTAAATTTGTTTCTAGATCATGATTACCTAAAATCATAAATATCGGTATTTCTTTAGGTAATAAGTTAAATCCTTCTGCTAATTTACTTGGAATTATAATTTTTATTTTTTTATCGTCTTCTAATTTTTCTTTTTTTGGATAATAATTATCACCAGCAATCACTATAAAATCTACTCCATTTAAATTTGCTTCCAATAATTTCATTACCTTTTTTAAACATCCTAATTCTTTGGTTTTTCCGTTTTTTATTTTAATATTTAAATTATTCCAACATCCAAAGTGTATGAAACTATTCATTTCTGTTAATATAAATAAATATTAAATAAAATTGATTCTATTTAATATTTTTATTTAAAAGTATTTAATAATGAATGTAACTGACGATCAATTGCTTGCTCATCCTAATAAATATTCTATAGAAATATTGGAACAAAATATTAATAATCTTAATAAAAAAATATTATTAGCTACGCAAAAACTTACTGTTGATTTTTGCATCAAATATATATTAGACCTGGCTATTGATAATGGAAGTGAAGATTCTTATATTTATGATGTAGATTATATATTAGATTTTCAAAAACATTTAACGAAACAAGAATTTAAACAACTTTTAATGCTCGAACAAGTTTAATAACTATTTAAGCTTTGTGTATATGGATTTTCCTTAAATGCAGTTAATATTTCAGGTTGAATTCTATCACAATTCATACAATTATCATAATATTGAGGTACATTTATTTTTCCATAGGTTTCTACTGAAGGAATTGCTCCATTTATTCCTGAATTTCCATCTCTAACCCATAATCTATTATTATTTCTATCTGAATCTTTTTTATCTATATGTATATTTTCATCCCCATTTAGCAATGACATTCCTCCTTGATTTGGTCGATTTTTGTATGTTTTATTAACATTATTTCTTTGATTATAAGCAGCATTATATAATGCTACTCCACTATTCATACCTCCATCACCATAATATTGACAACTAGTTGTATCTCTTTCTTGTTCTACTGATTGTTGATCTGTTACTGTATAAGCACCATCTTTTTGTCCTTCAACATTCAAGTGTGTCATATCTAATTTTCCTTCCATAGTTTCTCTCATAGTAGTAGGTGCTCTATCAGCAGGATTATAAACAGGTAAACCAGATACATGTTGCTGAACATTACCTGTAGGATTTATATTTCCAATAACATTTTCCTTTCTAGAAGGTCTTAATACATCCATTAGTGGAGCTACGGCAGCTTTTAGAAAACCATTTACAGATCCCATATAGTCTGCATTTGTAGTAGAACGATTATTTGGAACATTTTTATAGCCATCAACTCCATAATCAGTTACACTTGCATTTCCATTACCTACTGCGTTACAATTTGATACTGGATTTGAAGCTAATTGTGGTCGTTTAGGTTGTTCATAATCTCCTGGAGTATACATTTTGGTACCATCTGGATTAGAATCACCTCCAAAATATTGTCTAGATGTAGTTGCTCTATTTACATCTTTATCAACTTGAATTGCACGAGAGGTTTGACCTTTTTCTAAACCTGTTGTTGTTAACCATCTATCTGGTGTATTGACAAAATAAGTATCTGGTAAATATTTTTCTACTTTTCCTTGAGTTTCTTGAGTTGCCGGTGCTTTAATAAAATTATATGCAGGTCCTTCATGATTTGCTAAACCAAATGTTTGTTTAGGATTAGTAGCAACACGAAGTTGATCTACATTTCTATCAACCCATTTATCTCTAGCTGCCATACCAGAATTAAATCCTAATTGACCTTGACTAGTATATCCTGCATCTAAACCTGGTGCTACTTTCTCTTCATTCCATAGTTTTACATTTGACATTTTTGAACCTGGCATTACACGAGATTGATAGAAATCAGTCATATTAGGTGTTCCATGAGCATATCTAATATCTTTTTGAGGGGCAAATAAAGGTGCCTGTTCTTGTTTTTTTATTTGTTGACTTCCTGTACCAGACATATTATCTAATACTGTTTCTGATATATTAGGATTTTGTGTACTTCCTCTAATCTTTGAACCAAAAAAAGGTGCCATATTATTATGTTTAAAATTTGATTTATCAACTGATTCACCAGTCAAACTTTTAAAATCGTTTGTTTTTGACATATTTCCAAATTGATCTGGCCCATTAGCATATTCTTGATAAATTTTTGGATTAAAATATCTATCTGTTACTGTATTTGGATCTCTGTATTTATTTGGATTAGTATTTTTAACAGATGCTAATTTTGGATAATTAATAGGTGGTGGAACTGGAGAATCATTAAATTTTTTCCCCATATTTTCATATCCTTCTTTTTTCTTTTCTTGATTTGAAGCTACATATAAACCTCCTAATGCTACTAGTGGTACTGCTAATTCCATTATATATATGTAATATATTTTTATAAAAAATATTACTTATTTATTTGTTAACAGTTCCACATGTTCTTGTATTTGAACAATTATTTACATCTTTGTTTCCAAATCCACTAAAAGCTTCGCTACTTAAAATATCATTTCCTCCTTTTGCTATACACGGAGCATTTGCAACAAAATAATCTTTTTCCAAAACTCTAGTATTTAAATTGTTTTGGAATGGAATACAAGTATTTTCTTGAGGATTTAATGGTAAAATATACCAATTCACTTGTTCTAAATCTCTATACCACCATGCTGGATCTGTTACTCTTGATTGTTCAGTAAAAGGATTACAGCTGGGAAAGCTCATTTTATCTGATTTAACCTCTGCTGATTTATAAGTTTTACAATCTCTATTTAAATTAATAGATAATCCTAATAAATCACTTTCTAAGTTTGTTGAATCAGTTCTTAAATTTGCACCCCATTGCTCCATTCTAATATGAGGATCATCCATAAAACAAGGTTTATCTCCCCATCCAGGTTTATTCATCATATATCTTCCTGGACCTGTTGCTTCCTGATTTTGTTTTTTTATTCTACAAGGGTCATCATTAAATCTAGTAAATGACATTATTATTACTATATATAGATATTTTATTCTAAATATATAAATATTTTGTATTTAAAAATTAATTATTAATAATATTAAATGTCAAAATATCCTATGGTTTTGTTTTTTCGTCATGACAAATATAATGAAATTGATACTATATTAAATAATAACAAAGATACTTTTAACTTTTCTTTTGAAATTACTTCTTCTACTTATCATTTACAAAAATTATGTAATGAAAATTATCATGTTTTATGTACTATAGGTATTTCAGATGCAGAAGAATATTTATATATTTGTAAAATTATTCCACATAGATTTTGTGGTAAATGGATACATAAATCATTTGAAAATATAACATTCGATTTTAATGAATTAAATTATAATTTTAATTATAATTATATTCATAATGTTATTTTACCCAGAGAGAAAACTAGACCTGATTTTTCTGTATTTACAACATGTTTTAACAGTTATAATTACATTTTAAATGCCTACAATTCTTTAAAACAACAATCTCTTATTGATTGGGAATGGGTTATTCTTGATGACTCTACTGATAGTAATCATTTTGAATATTTAAAAAAACAATTAATTCATGATTACAGAGTTAGACTTTACAATAGAAGTGGAAATAGTGGAAATATAGGCAATGTTAAAAATGAAGCTGTTTCATTATGTAGAGGTAAATATCTTTTAGAACTTGATCATGATGATATTATAGTTCCAAGCTGTTTACAAGATGCATACAATATTTTTGAAGAAAATTCATCTGTAGGATTTGTTTATGGAGATACTATTCCTGTATATAGGAATTATTCTCCATATAGTTATGGTAAAACAATAGCTAAAGGTTACGGATCTGAATATAAATTTTATGATCATGTAAATAAAAAATGGTTAAATAATTATCTAACACCATGTATTAATAATATTACATTATCACACTTATGTTGTTGTCCAAATCACCCTAGAATGTGGAGGAAAACTGCATTAATGGAATGTGAAAATTATAGTGAATATTTACCTATTTGTGATGATTATGAAATCATATTAAGAACTTGTTGTAAATACGATGTTGTTAAAATAAACAAACCATTATACTATCAATTCTCTAACGATGATGGAAATAATTTTTCCCTTATTCGAAACTCTGAAATAAATAGATTAGGCCCTAATTTTATTCAACCTATATTTTATAACAAATATAATGTTAATGATAAAATGAAACAAAAAAATGCTTTTGATGAGGTTGATGATATTAATAATATTGGTATTTGGAAAAAAATTAATTACCAGCATCACAGACTTAATAAGCTCATTAACAATGATTATAACAAACAAATTTGTATTATTAATGAAAATATTTTCGATAATAAATTAATTGATTATTATAAAGAAAATGATTGTCAGTTGGTTTTTTTAACAAATATATATAATGATTACCAAGTACAATTAATATTATCCGATCTTAATTATTATAATGATATTATATTCATTACTCTTCCAGATGAAAATGAAAATGAATTAATAAATTTTTTTAATATCCTTATTAAAAATGATAATTGCGAATCAGAAATTCTAAATAGTAATAAAACACTTGTTATAAATAATAATACTACTTATCATAAATCTAGTTTAATTATTAATTCTATAATTGAAAAATATAAATATACCTCTTTTTGTGAAATAGGTGTAGAAACAGGTTGGTGTTTCAATGATATCAAACTAACTGATAAATTAGGCATTGATCCTGATCCTAAATTTCAGAATGAATCAATTACAAAAATGACTTCTGATGATTATTTCGCCTTAAACGAAAATCGTACATTTGATATTTTTTTTATTGACGGTATGCATCAATGTGAATATGTATGTAGAGATTTTTATAATTCACTTAAAAAATTAAATCCTAACGGTTCTATACTTATTGATGATATTTTACCAATGAACGAAAGAGAACAATTAAAATTTCCTATTAATCATGTATATGAAAATGATATTTTAAAATATCGTGAACCATGGACAGGAGACGTTTGGAAATTTATATATTATTTATTGAAAAATGTTAAAATGGAATTTCAATGGTTTCAATGTAAACCACATTATCGTGGAATAATTTATATTAAAAATATTATCACTGATATTCCTGATGATTATGAAAAAATATATGAGGAAATTAATTCTTATTCTTATAAAGATGATTTTAATAAATATGTTAATTATTTATTTACGTGTAATTTGAATGTAAATAATGATTCTTTAGATAAATTATGTAATATATATAAAAATAATAAACCATATAATCATATTGTGATAGATAATTTTTTACATGATAATTTTGCTGAATATATTTTGAATTTAATTAATAATAAATATGCAAATAATCATTTTTTATATTGTATTGAAAATAATACACTGAATAAAGCATGTACATTTGATTTTCATACTCATCAAGATTGTAATTCAATAATAAATTTTTTTAATGGAGAATATTTTATAGATAAAATATCTAAAATAACAGGTATTTCAAATTTAATTGGAGACCCCATATTTAAAGGAGGCGGGTTTCATCTTATTTCCAATGGAGGCTATTTAAATTTACATAAAGATTTTAATTATAATGAGCAATTTAATATATATCGAAGAGTAAATGTATTAATTTATTTTAATAAAAATTGGAAAAAGGAAAATCAAGGGTGCTTAGAATTATTAGATACGGAGACAAAAGAAATAACTGATATTGAACCATTGTTTAATAGAGCAGTTATTTTAAAAGTAGATGAAGATGATTGTATTCATGGACATACAACACCATGGATAACCACTGAAACACAAGAAAATAGAATGTCATTAGCTTTATATTATTATACAAAAGAGAAACCTGACTATATCAAGAATATAAATAATACAGTTAAATGGTATAATTAGTTTAACAATTCATTAAAAATTATTTGTCATAATTATTAATGAATAAAAAAACAATTTGTTTAAATATGATAGTAAAAAATGAATCTCATATAATACATGAAACTTTAGAAAATTTAATAAAACATATTAAATTAGATTATTATGTTATTAGCGATACAGGTTCTACTGATAATACTATAGATGTAATAAAAACCTTTTTTAATAAAAATAATATATCTGGAGAAATCTATCAGGATGAATGGAAAGATTTTGGACATAATAGAACTAAAGCACTAGAATATGCATATAATAAATCTGATTATTTATTAATTTTTGATGCAGATGATTTAATACATGGTACATTACCTATACCAGATGATTTTAATGCTGATGCATATGATTTAATATTTGAAGGTGGTTATCAGCGAAAATGTTTGGTTTCAAATAGAATAAGATGGAAATATGTAGGTATTTTACATGAATTTATATGTAATATAGATCCTGTTAAAACTAATGTATTTTTACATGGAGATTATTACATTGAATCAAGAAGACTTGGAGATAGAAATAAAAATCCAAATAAATATTTAGATGACGCAATTATTTTAGAAAATGCATATAATAATGAATCTGATGCGGGATTAAAAACAAGATATTTATTTTATTGTGCACAAAGTTATGAATCGAATAAAATTGAAAAGAGTATAGAATATTACAAATTATATTTAGAAAGTGATGGAAATAATAGCCACAAATATGTTGTATGTTCACGATTATCAAATATTTTTAAAAATTTACAAAATTTCGAGGAAATGATTTTTTATTGTAATAAATCTATAAAATATGATGTAACAAGAGTTGATGCGTTGATAAATGAATTAGATTATTATTATAATAATGGTATGTATCATAAATTAAATATGATTTTTAAATACTTTATTGATAAAGATATTTTAAAGGATAATAATAATAAATTATTTATAAATCATTCCAATTTAGACCGTTTCTTTTATTATAATTCAATATCTAGTTATTATATAGGTGATTTGGATAGTGGATATAAATGTTGTAAATATTTACTTGAAAACAATAAATATGTTGATATTACCATATCAAATCTTATATTTTATAAGAATAATTTCATTTTAGATAATGATAAAGATAAATTAATTAAATTCTTCCTCGAATTTATTAATAATAAAAATAATTCATTCCAGATAAAGGAAAAAATTTATACTGATTATCTCTCTGATGATAGTATTTTTGAGAGATATAATATAAAATCATATGCAAGTTTGTTTGATCAGAATAACATAACAAAGTTAAATGATATTCCTAATAAAAATATATTAATTTATACTGGTTATATGTATTTTCATTGGAATGATAGTACATTAAATAATCAATCAATAGGAGGTGCAGAAAAGGCTGTAATTTATCTCTCTAGAAATTTACCAAAAGATTACAATATATTTATTGCAGGAGATCATATTGAAGAAAATAAAGAAAATATTACTTATATTGCACATAATAATTTACAAGATTTTTTAAATACTAATGAATTTGATTCAATAATAGTTTCTAGGTATGTATCTTTTTTTAAACAATTTAATAATATTAAATGTAATAAACTATTTCTCTCTGCACATGATAGTACCGGATTTATAAATAATCATATTAAAGAATTTACTGTAGACAATATTTTAAATATTTATAATAAAGATATTGACCATGTTATTTGTTTAACTAATTGGCATGCTAATAATATTATTGAAAATCATCCTTATTTTAAAAATAAAATTAAGATTATTAATAATGGAATAAATATTTCAGACTTTAAATGGAACTGTAGAGAGAAAATAAAAAATAAATTCATTTGGTCTTCATGTGCATATAGAGGATTGTATTTAATTTTAAATTTATGGAATAAAGTATTAGAAAAAATACCGGATGCCACATTAGATATATGTAGCTATGAAACATTTCCGAAAAATAGTGAAGAAACTGAAATGAAACAAATTATTGATAAACACGAAAGTATTGTTCATCATGGAAAATTAGATACAAATGCATTATACGATCTAGCTAGTAAATGTGAATATTGGTTATATACAAATACATTTCCAGAAACAAGTTGTATAACAGCAATGGAAATGTTAATGAGTGAAGTTGTATGTTTATATTACCCACTAGCAGGGTTAAACGATACAATAGGAGAATATGGAATACCTGTTAAACAAGGGGAAGAAATTGAAACTATTCTAAATTTATCAACTGAGAAAAAAGCACTAATGAGAGAAAAGGGAAAAGAATATGCATTATCGTGTTCTTGGAAAAATAGAGCGTTAGAATGGTCCAGTATGTTAGGAAATGGTGAACATAATAATAGAATCGGTATATTTAATAGTTTTCCATTTCATTATGAGATGTTTGGATTTATTTTAAATTATGCTCAAAACAATAACATTGAAGTAGATATATTTACAAACAAACAGAATAATATGGGATGGTTAGATTTCTACAAAGAAAGTTTCAGTAATTTCAACATAATAGATTTCAATAATTTTAATGGGAATACTAATAAATATTCTACTTTCTTTGTAATAACCGACGACGACCCTCTATTTAAATCTGAATGGAGAACAGACAATGTTATTTGTATAAATCATTATTATAAAACACGAACTCCGAATTTTAAACATTATTTAAATGTAGCTAATTTTAAAGATAGTTTATTAGATTATAATTATCCTTGTTATCCATTAGCAAATTATCAGGATAAAATACAAAATAATACAGTTTGTATTATTGGAGGAGGCTATATTCACACTAACTATAATATTAATTTTATAAATAGATTACAATCTAAAAAAAAAATTAATTTGAATATATTTGCTAGAAAATTATGTAAGACTGATATTTCAGAAATAGATACTTCAAAATTTAATATACATTTTGTAGAAGATATAGAAACGAACAAAATGATTACAATTTTGAAACAAAGCTCATATGTATTTGTAAATTATAACTCAAATAAAGATCATAACAATGGGATTAGTTGTAGTGGTTCTTTACAATTAGCATTATCTACTCTTTGTAAACCGATTATACTTAAATCTGCTAATCAATATTTACAAATTCAAAATGCGTTAGAATTTGACGTGAATTCTGATGAACCAATTGTTCTTGATGAAGAAATTGATTTTAAAGCTATTGAAGAAGAGAGAAAGAAATTTGTTAATAAATTTTATAAATATATCGATAAATTTCAATCAGCAATCTATCTGAGAATTTTAAGTAAAGAAGGTGTAAGTAATAATTTGGAAACATGGATGAATACAGATAATTTAAAATATATGTATAATAAACCAGTTATATTAACCAATAGCAACAATTTCACACATGCTATAATTATTAATGATTATAAACCAAAATTAACTATACCAAAAGAAAATGTTATTGGATTATCACATGAACCAAACCAGCTATTATTTAATTTTACCGATAATAAAGAAATATTTATTAACTATGTAAAACAACATATATCACACTATTTTATTGGAGACCAACAAGATTTACAACACCCATTTATAGAAGGGCAGACTTTTTTATTAAATAATAAAGATGATTTTTATTATAAATCAAAATATAATTTCTGCTCAATTGTTATAAGTAAAAAAAATCAAGGTTTTAATTATAAATATAGACATGACTTAGTAAAAGCAATATTACAAACAGATTTACCAATCGATATTTATGGATATGCTACTGAAAGCGAAGAATATAAAAAATATAATGATTGTCGAATTAAACACTCATTAGAATGGTCGGAAAAGAATCCATTTGGAACTATTCCTTTTGAAAACTATAAATTTCACATATGTATTGAAAATATTATATCTAATAATTATTTTTCAGAAAAAATTACTAATCCATTGAGAAGCAATATAATTCCTATTTATTATGGATGTAAAAAGATAGATAATTATTTTAATAGTGTTATTAAGTTAACAGGTGATATTAATAATGATATTGAGTTATTAAATACAATTTATAAAAATCAAGAACAATATGTTAATAATAATAGTTATTCAGATATATTAGATAAAACCAATATATTTAAGAATTTACATAATTTATTTGATAATATTGTATTAAAAAATGTTACCGAAATAAAAGTTTTTATAATTCATTACAAAAAATTAACAGACCGTAAAGAATTTATATTAAAACAATTTGAAAGAGAACAAATTACGAATTACGAATTTATAACAATTGATAGAGATGAACTTAACGATTATGATTTATTAAAATTTAATAAGAATTATTCCAAACCATTAGCCGCAAATTTCTTATCTCATTTATATGCTTATAAGCAAATATCATTGAATAATTATAAATATAATTTAATTTTAGAAGATGATGTTATTTTATGTGAAGGGTTTTCAAATATATTGAATTCATATATTAAACAAATACCTGAAGACTTTGATTCCGTTTTTATTGGAGAGGGGTGTAATATACAAGAACATCATATAAATCATTCGAATATTATAAAGAACAAAAACATATATAAATGTGATAATGAAAATAAATGTAAATGCACAGACTCATATATGATTTCTACCAAATGTGCAAATAAATTAATCAAGTATTATAATACATTATCTACAAGAGGATATAAAATAGATGAACCAATTGATTATTTTTTAAATAAACCATTGAAATTATCGGATGTGTATTGGGCAGAACCTACATTAATTAAACAAGGAACAATTATAGGATTGTTTAATTCTTCTATTGGAAATGGTATGATTAATCATAGTGTAGGATTTAATCCTAATGTATTAACATGTTATAAATCACCATTTAAAAAAATAAGAGTTGGAAAAGACTTTGATGGTGGATATGTTATATGTGATATACCTAATATAAAATATGAATTATTACTGAGTGGTGGAATCGCTGATGATATTTCATTTGAAGAAGATTTTTGTAATAAATATCCTAATTGTATATGTAATGCATATGATGGAACTATTAATATTATTAATTTTACGAATAAATATATTAATTTTTTTAAAAAAAATATAAATAATTTTAATGATGATAATAATACAAATTTACATTTAGATCTAGAGAATCATAGTAATATTTTTTTAAAAATGGACATTGAAGGATATGAAATACCATGGATAAAAACATTAAAAGAAGATCATTTAACCCGAATATCCCAAATAGTTATAGAATTTCATTTTCCATTTAATAATACTGAAATAGAAGTATTTAATAAATTAAATAAATATTTTAAGATAATACATTTTCATGCGAATAATTGTTGCGGTACTAGAAATCATAATGGTGTGATTATTCCAAATGTTTTTGAGTGTACATATTTAAATTTAAATTTTTTTAACAATTATTATGAATTAAATACTGAAGTAATTCCTGGAGTTTTAGATATGAAAAATGTATTAGAAAATAATGAAATAATTATAAATTATGAACCATTTGTTAATAACCTAAATTTTAAAACCAATTTTTTAACTTTTGGTTGCGATAAATATACGAAAACATCAGAACGAATAAAAATCGAGTGTAAAAATATTAATATATTTGATAATATTTTAATAAGAAATGTTGATTATCTAAAAGAAAAATCTCAATTTTGGAATAAACATGAACATTTTATTATTAATAATAAACGAGGATTTGGATATTGGATATGGAAACCATTTCTAATATATGACACTTTATTACAAATGAATTTTAATGATATATTAGTTTATTGTGATAGTGGTTGTGAAATAAATCAAAAGGGGAAAAAAAGATTAGAAGAATATTTTAAAATTGTTTCTAATAGTCCATATGGCATATTAAGTTTCCAAATGTCACATCATCAAGAATATAAATGGACTAAAATGGATATATTTAAAGAAATAGATATTGAAATATGTTCATCTAATTTTAATTCAGGACAATTAATAGGGGGTATTATTATTATTAAAAAATGTGAACATAGTTTAATGGTTTTTAAAAAAATTTTAGAAATTTCTGAAAACTATAATTTAATTAATGATTCACAATCTAGTTTAAAAAATCATCACGATTTTATTGAAAATAGACACGACCAATCTATCTCATCTGTTATAAGAAAAAAATATGGGACAGAAATAATAGAAGACGAGAGTATCAATACGAATAATGATACTATACCTATATATGCAAAACGAATTCGTTAATTATTTTAAAAAATATAGTAATATTACTTAAAATAATAATTAACACATCAATTAATTATTATTATTTATCTCTCTGTTGTAAAGAAAAATACCTGGAATAATCTACCATTTTCTTTATTGGTTCCAAAATAATCCAAACTTGCATGAAATTGTTTTGAATTAAATAAAACTAATCTATTAAATATATTTCCTACTTGATCTACTAATTCCCATTTAGTATAATCTTGACTTAACTCGTTCAACTGTTTATCATTATTTCTTATTTTCTTTTCTTCTTCAAATCGTGTCCCATCTTTAAATCTATATATTCCTGTTCCAGATGTTACTGGTGCATTTGGCGTTAAATATAATACTCCTGCCCAATTATTATGCGAATCTGTATGAATCCATGTTCTATCTCTTGAAGTTGTATATTGATATGATCCATTATAATTTTCTCCCCCTTCTGGCCAATCAACTATCTTTCCTGTAAAACTACTTATATATCCTTCTATCATATTTTTTATCTCTTGTGTTGCATAAGATACTGTCCGTTGACCCGGATAATTTCCTTTCACTGAAAATTCTTGAGTTAATATAAAATTTCTTGTTTCCATTGCATTTGTATAAAAATTATCAATTACTAATAAATTACAATATATTGATTTTGGTTTATTATAATAAATCTTAGCTTGTTCAATCTGATCACTAATCTTTTTATTTATTTCTAAATAATTTCCCAATATTTTCTTTTTTAAATCGTAATCAGGTTCGCTAATTATTGTAAAAATTGGTATATACATCTCTTCACCCTTAGCATAATTACAATAACTTGGAATTTTAATTTTATAATCAAAACAATTAAATGATAAACAGTTTACATTATGGTAAGTATTTTGATTTGTAGTACTATAAGCACATATTCTACTTCCTATAGACACGTGATTATCAGATATTATTTCATACATAAATTTATTAAATCTTTTCATTGTATCATGTATATTATCTCCATTATAATCGTCAAAATAAATACTATCATATTTCCCTGTTGTTTCTAATATATCTTGCCACCTACCCTTTATTAAATTGATTTCTATATCTTTTTTTTCCTGAATTTCTCTCTTCCATTCTTCGAACTTATTCCATACATTTGGACTACATTCAATTACAGTATAAGAAGTTACTTCATCCATTTCACATATTTGTGTAGCTGAATATCCCATTCCAAATCCTATTTCTAATACATTCCCTCTAGGCTGAAATAGTTTTATTGATTCTTTCATATATGGAACTTCCCATTCCATCATTATCTGATGTTCTTCATTTTCATCGGTAAGTAAATCATTTCCACAAATATCTTTTGTATACTTTAATTTCATAATAATAATATACTTTAATCTTTTTATATTATTATTATTAATAAAATCTATTCTTCATCTTCATCACAAGCATTCCCACAAAGAAATTGTCCTGTACCTTTCATTTGAACTATATCATTATCCTTTCCACATAGATCACATTCAGCAGTTTTATTATTTGGTTCTTCTTCAATAAATAATATATCTCCTAGACCATCATCATCAAAATATCCGTCACATAAACAACATTTTTGCCATTGACCCACTTGATAAGTATCTTCAGTATCTTCTTCAAAATCCCAATCAGGTGGATATCTTTCACAATCCATATTTACACATAATTTAGTGACCTCTTTGCTCTCCATAATATAATATATTAAAAACATTTATATCTTTTTTATTATTATACTTTTCTAAAACTATATCTATCATCATATACACCTGAATTTCTCAAACTGGAATCAGGTAATATAGAATTATTTATAAAATTTATTCCGTCTGTATCTAATACCGTTTCCCCTTTTTTCTTTACTAATAAAGCATTATAGTAAGTAAAAAATCTATTTCTATTTTTTCTAATTCTCATGTTTCTACTTTTTTCCAAAACTGAAAATTGATTTGTAGACGGATCACAAAAGAAACCTGCTTGAACTACATCAAAATAATCATCTGGAGTATCAACACAATTATTCCAATCTGTTATATCTCTCATAAATTTCAAGTCAAAATTTAAATTATTATTTAATCCAATTTCTTTTATTTGTTTAAATATCTCAATTAATTCATTTTCATTGAATTCACTATTTTCTAAAGTTAAATCACAATCCCATGTTGGAAACGAATCAGAACTATTTATTTTTCCGCAAATATATACATTATAATTAACTAAATTTTCAATGCTTTTCATCTGGTTTAATAAATCAATTAAAACATCTTTACATACACATTTTATACTTGTTGTTGTATTATTGTATGTATAATTATAGCTAATGTCTATATAAAACTCATAAGGAGCCATAGGAATTGTTGAATTTACCGATGTCATTAGTATTATAATATAATTACTTATTTTTATATTATAATTATCTTGGTATTACTCCACTACTACTACTTGGATCAGGATCTTCTAATTCTAATCTTATTAGATTCATGACATGCACTCCAGATCCTATAGTCGATCCGTCTAACATAGGAGCTGCTTTCATATCTAGTACTGCACTAGCTCCAAAAAATACTACTTCAATTACAATTTCTTCTACTTCTTGTATAGTAGTCCATTGTGTTGAAGAATATCCAAATGGAGGTCCTATATTTGCCCACACACCTTGAAATCTTCCTCGAATTGCAATATCTCTCCAAGTTCGCGTATCAGATACATTAAATTCTAAATAAATAGGAAACCTTTGATTCTGTTCATATAACATACCTGATGTTCCGCTGCGATCTGTTCCAAATCCTAAATAAGCTTTAAAAGTACCAGTAAAAAAATCAGCATAACTTCCTGTATAAACAAGTGTTCTTCGATCTGTACTATACATAGCAAATGTTTTTGAATACATATTTGATAAACTTAATGTGTTAGTTAACGGAAATACTGAATTTAATGAGGAATTAAATACTTGATTTATAGAATAAGGAGGTATTATATTACTTAAGCTTATTTCTCCGGATTGACCTATATATTGTCTTATATCATTTAAACTTATTTGTCCAGAACTTTGTAAAGGTGTTGCCATAATTATATATAATTGTATTATTTATTTTTCAAATAATTAACCTCCTCTGTTAATTTATCAACTTGACCATTTAAATCTTTTATACCTTCTATTAATAAAGCAACTATTTTTTCATATCTGACAGCTTTATAACCATCTGGTCTATTTGCTACAATTTCAGGCATTATCAATTCTACTTCTTGAGCAATTATACCAATATCATCTTTTCTGATAAACATATCGTCTTCTCCACCATGTCGTTTAATATACCCATCTGTCCACTGAAAATGTATACCATTAATCATGTTTATTTTTAATAGAGGATCTGTTATATTTTTTATATTCTCTTTTAATCGTTTATCCGATGATGAATAAGCTGTAATATTATTTGTTGCTCTTATTTCTCCAGTTATACCTGTGGCTGCTATACCAACACCTAAGGTATTTAATTGTGTAGTATTAGACCCAGGTGTTCCACCAGATCCTTGTGCACCTTGAGCTCCTTGTCGTCCGATTGATCCTTGAGATCCTGTTGCTCCTCCAGCACCTTGAGCTCCTCCGGCTCCTTTATCTCCTTGTGCTCCTGTTGCTCCTCCAGCACCTTGTGCTCCTCCAGCTCCTCCAGCTCCTTGTGCTCCTTGTCGTCCTATTGCTCCCTGAGATCCTGTAGCTCCCCCGGCTCCTTGTGCTCCTGTTGCTCCTCCAGCACCTTGTGCTCCTGTTCCTCCTTTATCTCCTTGAGCACCTGTAGCGCCTCCAGCACCTTGAGCTCCTTGAGCACCTGTAGCTCCTCCTGCGCCTTGAGCTCCTTGTCGTCCTACAGCTCCTTGAGACCCTGTTGCTCCTCCGGCTCCTTGTGCTCCTGTTGCTCCATCTAGTCCTTGAGCACCTGTTGCTCCTTTATC